TGTATATTCTACACATCGTCACGATGCACATCGCTTCAAGTAGATTATAGGCATTATCAAATGCTCCTGCACTATTTGGGAATGTGTATAGCCTCAACTCTTGCTCCGTCTGAGATACAAAATTGGCATTCGGTACGCCTCCGTCCCAATCCACATAAGCATAGTCTACCCCTTTAACCCATCTGAGTTCTGAGAATATCTTCTCAAATGCCTCCAGCCCTGTACGTTGTGCTAAGGTATAGCCTGTTAATTGAATCTGCTTTAAATCTTGTAGCCTATCAGTTAACTCTAAAGATACCAAAGGGGTATTCTCGTCTGTTTTCCAACTCAAACTCTTAAATGACCCTACTAATACAGGGTATACAGACGTACCTGGATTGACTATTTCTGAGGCATATATATTTACATCTAACTTATCTTGAAGCAGGTCATTTTCAATCAATGTCTGAAATTCGTAATTCATATTATAGATTTTCAAAGTGCCTGATATAGAAGACAGCCCAAATCTTAATTCCGTAGGTACAGGTCTATCCTCATCTTCAATATCCACTTCTTTCAATTCACTCGGTCCGTATTCTCCTACATATCCTGCACGTATACTAGTGATTTTGGCTACCGAATTAGCCTTACTCCATTTGGTTATAATTATTGATATTTCCGTGGTTACATCAGGCACCTTAACTATAATCATATAGCGGTTATTATTTCGCACTGTGGTAGCAGAATCTGTAGATAATCTCCACTCTGTGGCATATTCGCCTGCAACAGAATCAAATACAATCGTCATATATCTTAAGGCTGCGACACCAGATACCGTAAGTTTTATTTCTTGAGGCGTTGCGAATGCGTAACCATTGCCTGTATCCACAGTCCCACTCAATTCATTGCCATTCCAACCCGGATACCCTTCATCTGGGAATAACTTATAATCCCCGTTCAATAGAGTGCCTACATCTTTACCATTTACAACGGAACCTCCGTTAAGGTATAAACCCTTAAAGCCCTTAGTCTTGTCAAATCGCTGAACATCACCTATCGAGGATACATTATTCTGCTGACTAGACTCGGGTATTAGATTTATATTCGAGGGTACATATTCTATTTCTACATACGCTTGAAAAGCCATAAATCCTCCGACCTAATCTCTTGCATTTGTCAAGGCGTTTACCTTGAGTTGTATAAGTTATTTACTTCTACAATCTTACCTAACTCTCTTGTTATATTCAAGCCCTGATTTTGTAAGATACACTTCTCCATACATTATTTTTCGATAAAGGACAATCTTACACCATCCCAATAGTCCTGCCCTGCCACGTCTATGATATAGGAACCTGTGATTGTAGGTCCTACGTAGCAATTCATAGTCCTCATTTGCCCCGACATATCCATATAACTCACAGATATGTTCTGAGTGACTTGGAATGACGCATTATTCTTATACACCAGATTTAATCTTTGAAACAACGCCCCGAGCCAAGCCACCGGGAGTTTATTCCAAGTAACTTCTAATTTCGCTTTCCTATTCAATATAGTTGGTAATGATTCTGGCAAATCCCCACTCTGAGTTCTTTCTGCATCATCGTGAGTGGTCTCGAAGGTCACTGAATACTTAATAGGGTTAGCCCTCGCATCTTCTGGGTCGGTTGTGTTGAATATTTCTTGCAGAGTTGCTCCTGCTATACGTAGAAATCCACTACTGTCTCGATTTATCATTAAATCCACCCCCTTCTTTTCCAATCATCGTGTATATCTTCTGAGGTTGCTTTGGCTATCTCTCTACCGTTAAGATTTATCACGGTGTCTACTCGGGTTGCTCCTCCACCACCATTCTCGACAAGGTATTCTGCAAGGTCTTCTTTGGTGTCATTCCATTCTGGGCTATTACCTAAAGGGATAACTGCCTCGTGGTATACACCTTCGCCTATTGTAGCAGTAGTGGCTTGATTGACAACACCACCTCTAGCCATCTTATTCTTAGATGCTTGCTGATTCATTATTACTCCGAGGGCAATCGCTCCGCCTACAATCGCTAACGCTCCGATACCTAGAGTGACAAGTCCTATCTTAGTAGCCAACGACGCATTATGGAGCCATTCAGCCGCCGTAGCCTTATGAGTAGACGCTGTATTGACATTCTGGGCAGTGGTATTCGTACCCAATGCGGCACTCTCTTGTCCTGCGGCAGCCGCACCTTGTGTTCTAGCGGTATTTTCTGCAAGTTGAGCCTCAAGGGCTGCCAACTCTGCCTGAGTATTCTTTATCTGTTGAGCCCTGAGTAGTCGTAAAGCCAATGTCAGTATACCTACCAACCCTGTCAAGGTGGCTACAACTAACATCACATTGTTGAATGTCTGCTCCATCTTCTGTAAATCTGTGGTAGTATCATTCAGCCCTGCTTGTAAGTCACCTAGACCTTCAAGGTATGAATCTATCCACTCGCTACTCTTGTCGGAGGAAAACTCCTCTCCCATACCTTCGATGGAAGTAGATGACCCAGAGCTTCTAAGGGTGTTTATCTCATCAATACCCATAAGCCCAGTACGTGCATCTTCGAGTTTCTCGGTAGCTGCTATCTCGTCCTCGATTGCATCCGTGGCACCTTCTGTTGACTCTGAGACACTATCTTGAGATTTCTTGAACACAGATGCGGCAATCAATGCGAATGTCAATATTGAGGTACCTAAGAGCATAAACCCTGTCGCAGCCTTGACTGACCCTGTAAATATCGAGGTTAAACCTTTCACTATTGAAGGAGCGAATGCTACGAATGCGGCGCCCCCCACAACAACGTAGGTTACCCCATCTCCCATCATTTGGAGTCCTTGGAACCCATCTGTGGCGGTTGTGGCGACCGTAGCCATAAAATCAATCAACGGAGTTGCTACTGCGAGCAAACTTCCTATTGAGGTCTTTAGATTATCTGTACGAGCCTCTAATTTTCCGAGACGTCCTTGCAAAGAATCAGCAGATTCTCCGAAGGTAGCATCTACCTGAGTCATTGTTTCTATCAAGGCTATTTGAGTACGTTCATTCTGAGTTAATTCTTCCCATTGACGCCCATTGGCTAATTCTTTGAATGTATCAGTCAACTCCAGATACTCTCTTCGAGTGTCGATACCCAAATCCCTAAATGCTCCAAGATTTCCTCTTATGAGTTGTTGGTACCTATTGCTTATTTCTTCTGTTGACCTACCCGTGGCGCCTGTTATCCGTTCTATCTGCTGAATAATCTTAGTGGATACATTCGCGATTGTTGAGTTGCTATCCACGATATTCTTCAACATAGTTGCGTATGTGGAGCCCGTTGACAAGATAGCCTTTTCACTTATATTCAGAGCATTCGTGTAATTCTTAGCGAAATCTTGAATTATATCTGAACTCTCGCCTAGAGTGTAATTCAAGGACGTAACCGCTGTATCCACCTCAACGATATTTGTCCAACTTGACTTTATCACAGATGACACTACTCGGAAGCCTAAAAATTTAGCCACCACACCATTTAAGGCATTCTCGGTCTTTTTCCCCTCTTTCGTAGCCGTAGCACCCATCTGAGATAATTTCTCTTTGAGTGCATCTATCTGTTTTTGGATATCTTCAGCGGAATCTGCCGCTTGATTAGCCTTACGGGTGAAGGATTCAATATCCAAGTCAAGTTCCGTACTAATCTTCTTAGTGGTTTCTTCTGCCATTGGATATACCTCCTTTCTTTATATTCTTGAGTATAGCGGTTTTCTTTTTCAAGTCCTCTACACTCACTTCCGTGTGTTCCTCGTAAATCTTTCTTATGATATTTTCTGGAAATCCTAAACGTCGTTGCTTCGAGAACAATGCTGAATAATACCCAGTTAGCACAGCATTCTTGTAATCATCCTTTACTCGTTGAGTGTTACGTTCCAATTCACACTCATTCCAAGCGTTCGCGTACTCAAAGAACTCTTGCATTGACATCTTCCATATATCCAAGGGTGGAAGACCTACCTTAATGCCTTCACGTAGGAACACAGAAGTATTAAGGTAGCCTTTCTTGTCGAATAACTCTATCGTTCTTACTTTTTGTTTATCCGATTTAGCATTCGAGCTCTCTGCTCTTCCACCCTCTGCAGGTTTTTTAAGATTGTTTCCTCTATCTCGTCTTCGGTCTTACCTGGATACTGCAAGGACACGAGCAACTTATCGTACATCTGAACAACCTCTGTGTAGTTGATATTATTCGTGTCAACAAACTGCAAGAAGTCCAATATAGCCTGGTCTTGTGGGATGTTTGAATTAGCCTTAGCATACGCAAGAGCCAGGATATCCAACATATCTGCCAATAGGGCTGTACATACGCCTTGGCTTGAATAACTACCTGCTACCACAGCCATAAAGGACTTCTTCTTAGCCTGCTCGATAGCCTTGATAGTTCCGAGCGAGCAAGAAAAGTTCAATGTCACATTTCTTATAGGGTACTCCATATAGTCCTCCTATTAGGCATCCTGACCTGTCACTGTGAATATCTTTTCATCGGTAGCAGTCAATTGAGTATCGCCTGAACCTGATGTCAATGTCACCACGACCTTGAACCTAGTACCGTTTGCGACATCCTGTGTGAACATAACAAGGTTTTCCTCCATAGTTATACCTGCGATATCATCACCTGCCTGAGCAGGTTCAACGGCATAAGTCGCCGTAGCGGATTTCGGTGTTTTCTTAATAAGAATTTCCTCTGCGTCCGCAATCATATCAGATTCGTTGAGTATCGTGACAGCAGGTCCTAATGAATTCTCATGTACAAGGAACAATTCAGATGCGCCTTGTCCTGTGAAACTCAATTCTGCTACGCCTGGCGCTGATAACGAAACACTCCAATCACTTATCACAACCGAACCTTCATACCCGTCGATAACAGGTTCTTCCTGATAAATGATTACTACGTGAATCTTCTTACCCTTCTTATACGCTGCGAATAATCTTTCTTGAGCGCCCTCTTCCGATATATCTGCAATTCCGCTAAATGACATATTCCAATCCATCGACATAGCAGTTTTCTGTGGGGTGCTACTTCCGAGACAATTTCTTGTATCAATGTCCATTGAAGAACTAAGGCTCGCATCACCCAAACAAGGTATTGCCATCGCTTGCGACTCGCCTTCAATTCTGAATAATACAGATGCCTGTTCACTCTTATACATAGTTGGTTACCTCCCAAATAAATTTTTGATGTTTTCTATAGTGCTCACTATCCCTCTAAGGAATTCAAGTAAGGGTTGTGGATAGAATAGAATCAATACAATCAATGCTACCCACCAGAATTTCATAACCTTCTTGGTTATGCGGTATATACCATCCAGAAATGCACATATTATGTCTGCAATATGGATAAATATCCTCGACAGTGCACTTCTTTTTCTCGGCTTTGTCTCGTCTGCAGGTGCATTATCTGCCTTATCTTTTTCTTCGGACATACGCACCTCCATTAAAGTCTTGTATAAAGTCTAAGTCTGAGAATGTGAAAGGAATATTTTTAACATCTGCGATGTTCTGGTCATCTATATTGAACAAATCCATCTGGTCGAATACCACGCCTTTCAACACTACTCTTCTTAGATTATATTCATTGTTATCACTCTTAGCAGTGCATTCAATAGATATTTGACTGTCCCTGCCTGTGCGGAGTAAGTCTTTTAGGTCTTCTCCAAACACTGCATACATTTCATATACAGATAACTGTCCGGAGCCTGTTGCTCCTGTGGTGACATCACGCGAGAACATACGCCCTAAGCAAAAGTATTGCATCTTGGTTTTTACCACTGACGCTGTAAGACTCACGCTCATATTGATGGCTATTTCTTGACCTTTACGGCGTATTTTGATATTGGCATTACTCGTACTTATCGTACTTTGAACTCTATACACACTAGCCATTGCTGTCCTCCACGAAATACTCAATCTCGAAACTCGCGAGTGTATGTAGAACATTGTCCACAACCTGATAAGAAAAATCCGTAAATCTTATGATATTACCATTATAGTTGACTGTACCCATCTGGGTAGATAATTCTTGATATTTATCTGCGAATTCGATTTTAAGCCCACCTTCATCGCTATCGTCACGTACGATATACGATATATCCAAATTACCTGTCATTCGATAACGCTTATCTGTAACCTTGCGGTTTAATCCAGGTACACAGAATAATACGAAACTCTTATCAGGTAGGTGCTGTTTGATAGCCTCTACATATACAGGTGTATCTGGGTAGATTTGACCAAGACGTACGGACGCTCCTGCAAGTATCATTTGCATAGGTTTTTCAACTACCATACCTTCTTAACCTCCTCTACAATTTTATTCACTGCATTTGGTATATCTTGTGCCTCAGACACCTTAAGGCTTGAGGTCATCATATACCTTCCGGGCACATACCCAATCGTTGCTCCTGATTTATCTCTTATTCTGTGCCCATATTCTACATAGGGAGCATATTCTACGTTATTGTAGACAACGGTTCTTAACGTCCGTTGTCTAATTATCTGCACAGGTGATTGAGACCATCTTAATCTCAACTGTCCACCTATCGGGACTTTCTTTACGAAAAAGTGGACATATTTCCCGTCTCGAGTATAGAACTCCACTTCATTGGAGTAATTACCTACCGGGGTATTAACTTTCGTTCTCGCAAGATGTGCCGCTCCTACTTGGTACCAAATCTTCTTGGCTACATTCAATGTAACATCAGGCAGTTTTCTTAGGTCGTCTACAAGTGATGAGAACGAACCTTCGAGTACCCTGTCTTGCTTATTAGACTCCCAATCTTTCATTCATAACCACCTCCAGGTGACTATCATAAATCAAGGGTTTACCTGCGAGCAATCTAAATGTCTGTTTCTCGCCTGTGGAGTTTCCATTACGTACCAGAGTAACGAAATCACCCTCAATTAAATCCACATCAGGGTCTGCAAATATCTTAAGGCTTGAATTACTCTCCTTATGTGTAGATAAATTAGAAATAGAAGGATATCCGTTGATACTCATTCGACATTCCTTCCCTTCCAATATGACTACTCTTTTCTGCTCTGTGATATGCGTATTAGGGTCAGTGTATTCACCCTCACGCTCTATGGTCATCGTATCCGTATAGAACAACTCGTGGAACATCTTTTTTCTGAGTTCAACGGTGGCATCAAATGGGTTTATTACTGCCATTATCGTATACCTCCTCTCCCTCATACTCATCGTCATCATTCCAGAATAGCCTTCTGAATCTATTCAACTGACCCGAGTAACTCGTTACCTGAGCATCCAGACTACGGATAACGGAGTTCTTAAAGTCTACAAATGTGAAGTTAGTATCTCCCATCTTTACACTCCCAAGAGCACCGCCTACCGCAGAACCTGGATTTCTCATCTTATCGGCCTCAAACAATGAATCTACAGCCATATTAGCCCAGACGTAATTCAGTTGCACCGGGATATTAAACCTTGGCTTAGGAAGATTACAGTAATTCCGTATCTGGTACTCTGCCTCCTCCATAGCCATAGTTATCTCGACGTCCGTGAATTTATCGGCAGGTATTTTCGCTTTGATTATGTCTAAGACCTTTGCCATCGGACTACTCCTTATACATTGAATTGACCGTAGATGTCCGCGCCGTCACCTTCAGGCAACATACCTGCAGGGTCGTCTTTCATATCAGCTACCTTGATGGTGTAGACACTGTCCATTCTCTCGAATGACGGCAATACGATTTGAGATACACTCGTGATAATATTCACAGGCAAACTCTCTTTCTTGGTCAATACAGCAATACCTACGCCTGTGATAGCCACGTCGGCGTCTACATTGCCTGCCATAAGGTCTGCCTCTTCAGGGGTCGTACCGTAATAGGTGTTACCCAATGTGCCTTCTGGGAGCAACGTGATATATCCATTTGGATAATATTGTCTGTCTTGTCTGAGAGGCTCTTCTGTCTTGTAAATCTTGTCGTTGAGCGTAAATCTGATGCCGATTTTTCTGAAGAGGTAATTCTCCAAATCTGCGTCCGTAATAATCGCATTCGGATTTTCCGGATTGAGGTCGTTCTGGATCTGCTTGGATGCAAGCAAGAGTGCCCACGTCGCTGACGTCATAATACCTCTCGTAATTCTTGTACCTTTAGTCATCTGAGCCTTACGTTTCAAGAAAATCAAGTCAAGAATTGGCCTACTATTCTCGGTATCACTCCAAGCAGGTCCAAATCCTGGTACATTACTCTCAGTCAAGTCGAACGTGTTCTTGTCTGCCCATTCACCCGTCGGGTCATAGTTGTAATCGTAGTTCGCTGTTATGCCTGACTCATCCGGGGCTTGAATATGAATACGTCCTTCTACAAGCAAAGACATTCTCATTCTTTCCGGAACTACGTCTGCACCTGCAACGAGTTGTGCCCTGTCGTCAAGAATCTTATCAAGTTCTTGTTGCAGGTACGGTACATTGTTGGCGCCTTGGAACTTAAGAATTTCTTGTCTGTCCTTCTCGCCAAGTCTCATAGCCTCTCTAAAGAACGGCATTTCCGTTTCAATTCTGGACAAGCCAATTCTGTCACGGATTGTTGGTTTTGCATCAAATGCACTCGGCATCAATGATACAGGAACAAGGTTATAACCCTTGAACCACGCAAGGTCAAGTCCGAGTTTTTTCTTTCTTGGGAAAAGTGCTTCGCCGAGCATAGGAAGTTCATTGCTATAGATTGTCTCATCTACATATCCTACGATAGCAGACGCACTTACCAAATCATAAATCGAATCCATTATCTGTTCCTCCTATTAGTTTGAATTATCGGATACGTTATCCTGTCTGTTGGTATTCGGGAGAACTATAAGAATCTTGTTCGATGCCTTATTGTTAACGAACGCCGCCGCATCGATTTCCAATTCTGCTTGTCCTGCCGCAAATGTACCTGTAAAGTTTATAGCGACTGTTCTGCCATCTGGGGTCATCTCGATGTCACTCATTGTAAGGTTAGTCATACCCGCGTTAAAGGTTATCTGCTCTGCTGTCGGGGCACTCTTGAATCGAGTTCCTGATACTTGAAGTACAATCGTACCCCGTTGATTTCCTACCTTCAAGTCGTTGAATCTTATATTTATCAACGTAGTCTTGAGTGGGAAGAAGTTTATCATAGTCAGTGCCTCTTGTGCCTCTGGTATTGGTGCCTCTGGCATCTTGTGTACCGAGAAAAATCCGTGTACAACGATTGCCGCTTGTTGGTCACCATTCGTTACGTCATAGTCATTAAGGACTACGCCTACCGCTGTGTCATCGTTTGCCGGGAATATCGTTCCAGCCTTGACTATTTTCTTACCACCTTCTGCAACTGCTAAAGAACTGCCTTTCGACAATCTATAGGTAAATGCCACATAGTGGTCAGGAAACATCAAGACTTGTTTCGAGGTAATGCCCGTCAAGTTCTGACTGTCAAATTTCATTGCCATTTTGGTTTCCTCCAATTATATTTTCTATTTCTTACCACCGAAGAACGCATCAGCTGCCTTCTTAGAATTTTGGACAGCCTCCTGTTTACGCTTGGCTGCCGCCCTTGCATACTCTACGCCTTTATTCTCTTCTGGAGGTGTGAATGTTCCTCCGCCTTGCCCTCCAGCGCCCTTGCCAAATAACTTGACACCTGGTGCAGGGGGTTCATCTTGCTTGAACAGGTATGCCTTTTCTTTAGCCAATGCCTCCAACTGTTCGTCGAAGCCTTCGGTGATTGCTCCGTCGTCGTTGAGTTTAATCTTTGAGGTGTCGAAAAGCGTCATCGTAAGGGCTACATCATGTACCTTACCTGCCAATGCTGATTTCAGGGCTGTATTCATTTGCATTTCTGAAATCTTTTTGGCATTCTCTTGGTCTTTCTGCTTACTCTGTTCCTCAAGTTCCCGGATTTTAGTTTCAAGTTCTTCCACAGACTTGTTGGCTTTTGAGGACTCTTCAATAACCTTATCCTTTTCCGCTACGGTCTGCTCCAACTCTTTAACTTTCTCCCGGAGTTGTTGGTTGCGTTCTTTGGGCTCATACTTTCCGTCGAGTGTGGTTTTGTGCAACTCCAAAACCTTCTTTGCCTGGTCTTCTGAGAGACCTAATTCGATGAGTTCCTTTTGGTTCATCTTTACTCCTTATCGCACAAGTTCCGATTTTTTCCGTGGCTCGTCCACGAAGACCTGTACTTCTAGTTTACTTCATTCTACATCATAGCCTCTATATTCATTATTGTAAGAAACTATATTATACTCGTGATAGCAATCAGCCGTAAATCAACCCGATAGTCTTTTCACTATCGGGTTTTATCAAGTCTATTGTATAAAGTTGTTACGGATTAAATCACGCCGCTGATAACCTAAATCTCTGCTTGCTTATATTCTGGGCATTCTGCACTATCTTTTGTATCCAGAGCACTCGACGGCTTGTTGCTTGGGTATTTCGTACAAGTCGCTATCTTAGATGTCTTGAATTTACAGGTATCACAGAGTAATCCTTCGAGATTTGATATCAATTGTCCTTCTGATTCTTCAAATAGCATAATCCTTACCCTCCTACACCTGTATATACTCTTAAATCAATTTCAATGTTAAGTCAACAAGACTGCGAATATATCTAATACCTGCTCGCTGTCGTTATACCCTACTATCCTATACTTCGTACCTCTGTTAAATAGCATCTCTTGTTCACTAGAATAAATCGATTGACTAGCGACATATACTGCCTTTGACCCTGCAGGTGCTAAGAAGTTTAATCTTACAGCCTCAACAGGGTTTATCATTTCTACATATACATCCCTATCCAACGACGTAGATGTATATCCCCATTGGGTAATTATGTACTCATCATCAATAACCTCATTCACAGCCTCTAAGATATCATCTCGAGTCATACCGCAGTCCAATGCTCTTGCCATCTTTTCTATGCTCACCCTACGATAAACGACAGTTTCTTGGCTAAGACTTGCGTTCTTGAACATCTTTTGTAGAGTATCATCCAATTCTTTAGACTCTTCAGCATAACGCTTATTCACGTCAGGGCTAGAAAATTTAGATACTGATTCAAAATCTGTATCACCTTGTAGCCTGTACAAGCGACTATTCAAATCCTCGAATTTATCACCTGTATACTCTGATACAGCCTTACGCCACACATCTAAAGACGGGTTCGCCTGACTTGTGAGTATTTCTCTGTCCACATCCTGTGTGGAGCCTATATTCCTAATCTGCTCCACCCATTCCTCATTAGTAGTAGCCTTAGGCGGCGAGACATACTTCTTATGCCACTCTTCATAATCCATATCCTTAACTGATATAGTCTTACCTGTTATCAAATCCCGGGCTGCCCTTGTTTCAATGGAATTCCACTCTACAACAGGTATCGTTGTGCATCTACAATTCGGGTGTAGTGGTGGTGCATTCACGCCAGGCTGATAATCACTAACATTGAATGTCTTGCCATCTGTTTCACGGCATATCTTAGACGTCTTATTATCTAGGACAGCCACATATCTGTATTTTTCTATTCCACCCTGCTGATATGAATCATTGGCAGCCTGATTATAGATATGATTTACTTCCGTGCGAACAAGCCTCTGGGCATTGTGGTATTGCACATTCATATCGTGCTCTATCGTAGCCACCATTGACTTGATGTCCTCACCCTTGATTATACCCTGCTGAATAGTCTTAGTCAGTTTCCTTTCTAAGACTGCCTTATTGTGCCATATCCTATCAGAATAATTCTCGCCCTGGCACCATTTCGTACCCACGGCTACCTTTATCGCTTCTGCATCCAGACGTGCAAAACTGAACCCTACACCTGCATCTTGCTGAACATCAAATAAAGCGTGGTAATAGGTGTCCTCATACACGCTACCCAAGACATCATTCAATTTCCTATCCTGATAATCCCGGAGTTTGTCAATCGTATATTCCAACTGCTTATCCAAGATGACCTTTCTGGATATGGGTATGTATTGGTCATTCTTTACCAGGTAATAATTCCTACCAGCTCTCACTTTGGTATAGCCTGGAAATAATCTTTCTACGTCTTGCGGGAATAAGAATTCAAGGTCTTCATTGTACTTCTTGAGCGCCTCGTCTTCAGTAATCAAGGAGCCACTCTTATCTGTGAGCAACTCCTCAATCGCAGACTTTATTGATTTCTTAGCCTCTTGGAATTGTCGGAGCAAGTTCACTTCCATATGAAAGCCTTGTTGTTCAGCCCTATATAAGGCTTCTAACATTCTTTTACTCCAATAATCCTTAGCCATTTATCAATCCTCGTCGCCTTCGCTGTCTTCGTATTCGTCTTTACCTCTGAAATACTCCAATACGGCTACACCCTTTGCATACGCGGCTTCCAAATCCTTAGCCTCATCCGCGTCTTCTTTTACTGTCTCAGCCGCATCCAATATCTTGCCGAGTATGGACTCTATAATTTCTATAGTCTTGCCTTTCTTATCGGAAGATTTATCGCCCTCGAGATTATTCACGTCCGCTCTGGAACCATATTCCTCTACGATGGGTTTGATAGCCGCGTAAGCCGCGGTATCACTTGTGTACTCTTTTTCGTACTCATTTGCTACTTTATCAAGATGTTCTTTTGTCATTGTATCCTCCTAATATATGCTCGAATCCAACACTCCGCTGGATTTACTGCCATCTTTCTTGTCCTTATCTTCGTGTTTGAGCATCACCAACTTCATATTGTCGTTAGCCTTGGTATCTCCGATAAGTCTTACCTCTGTTGCGTCTGGGTACGCCTTTGATACGTCCTCAGAACTTTCTGCTAAGACTCTTGTTATCTTGACGTTGTCTTTCTGCCAAGAGCCTTCCACTACCTCGAATAATTTCATATCTTTACCTCCGTCTAAATATCGTTGTTGCCGGGATTAGGCATACCGTACCTTGATATCAATGCGTCAATTTCCGCATCCTCTTTCTCCTTACGTGCCTCTATTTCTTGTGTTACATCTTGTACCCACGGGTGATTTTCAAGAGCCGTCTTATCTGAGAGCAGGTTAATACTCTTAACCACGTTATCAATAGTCTCAGTCTCATTGATAATCATATCCGTATTGAATACAAGTTGCGCCTTCTGTCCTGTATAATCTACTCCTGTCTTTAGAAGTATATCTTGATTTATAAACCACAGGAGATTTTCAAATGCGGCTTGGAATTCATCAGCCATATCGTCTGCCGCGGCTGCCAACTTGCCGTATAAGAACTTTAAACCCACTCCTGTACTATTACCCAATACCGAGACTGAATAATCCACACCATTACCGAAGTGGTATATATTCTTCCGGATATTATCCAAATCCGTATAGATTCCTACGATATTGATTGCGTCTGTTATCGTATTGACATCTCCGCCTTCACCTACAAACATCGTACGGTAGTCTGCGAGTTTTTGTAGAAATTCTTCTGGGCTTGTGCCTTGATAGTTCTTGACTATCTTTATCGACTCTGGTTGGTCTGCTATCAGGTTACCTAGGTCACTTGACTCCATATCGTATTCGTCTATAAGGCTCTTTACCAATTTCAACAGGCTTAATTCGTCTGCGGAAGCCTTGAATGCAATAAAGGGTACTCTGTCCCAGAGCATACCCGTACGTACTTCATTACCATCCTCGCCTAGGAGTACATCTTGCCCATCTGTTTCTACGTCCTCGCCTTTGAGTTCCTGCCTAGGTCGGTTCATCCAGAAATGAGGCTCGTGACTAAATTCACGGTCTGTATCTTCGTGAAAGCCTTTGCTATCTTGTTGATAATACCAGGAGCCTTCTTTGGTGTGGAATTGTACCTTGGTTATTACCTCATCTTCCTCGCCCTTGAACACCGTTATGTCATAGAAACGTATTACGGCATCTAATATTGTATGGTCTTCGTCCGCCCAAAAGGGTATTACCTGCTCCCTAGGGACTCGTGTGAATGTCAGATTACCATCTGTTGAATAAGCCACTTGGAGCCACGCAAGTCCATCTATAGTGGAACTCTTTCCTAAGTTCTTAAACCTTCTGCGGAATTCATTCGTGAAATACTCTTCCAGAGCATCATTATAGGCATTACCCTCTTCCGAATCTTCCGTTCTAAGAGTAAACGGCTTTGTCAAAAGGTATCTTACTCTCTGGTCTACAAGGTCTCTAAAGAATGCGTGGCTCCTTTTCTTATTCGAGAGTTTACTCCTAACCTTACTACCTTTACCATTGAATGTATACCTTATTCTTGAATTGATATCGTTCTGGTTTTCGTAATATGCATTAGCCTTCTTGATATAGGCATAATCAGGACTATTCCTCCAATTACTTATCTCAGACTGTAAGAAATCGTCCTTAGGTTTGCCGTCAGGGGCATAATACCTTATCTTAGCGTTGGTTACCTCCATACCTACAACGGAGTTTGGAGATAATATCGCTAAGATTCTTTCCACAGGATATCTATTGATTGCGTTTGCCTTGGACATCTGCTATCCTCCTTATAATTCATTCTAACTCTTACGGTGTCTTAATCATTACAATAACCTTACAGATTAGGTAATCACAGGCTTCATTCTACTCACATATAGTTTATCCAAAGGTTTTCTTATACCTTGAGTAACCTAAATCTCTACGTCTACGACGCGAATGTAAAGGTTTCTGTTGTAATGTCTTCTGTTGCGTACCTTAAGGCGTCCATCAAGTGGTTATAATCGTCAATAGGCTTGTTGATTTGAACACCTTCCTTGTTAGTATCCCAGACATAGTTGGATATTTCTACCAAGAAATTTGAACATCTCGGGTGTACGATTATCTGGAAGTCTTGGAGTTTCTGTATGCCTGCTAAGACACTACCTTTACCCTTCTTTGCTCCTACTGCTCTTGATAAGCCCATCTTTTTCAACTCGTTGATTGTTCTTGGATCTTCGCTATCGCATATTATCCGCTCGCCTCGGAAGCCTTTATAGGTTATTTCATTGACTATGTCTTGGTTAGATAGTCTCGGCTTATATACCTCATCGTAGATATATATCTTCTTGTCTACAATACTGACGGCGCAGGCTACAAAGGCTGTCGGGTCATTGGTATACCCAAAGTCCATTCCAAACTTCCCGAAGTAATAGGGCCTAAATTTCAACTCGCCGTATTCGGAATACGCATAGATTCCTTTCTTGTAGACATCTTCGTCGATATCAAACTCCTGCTCCTGCCAATTCTCGTAGATAAGTCCTTGTGCGATACCCCATTCGCCTAATCCTTCTATACGATAACGTCTTGGATTGTTCTTTTTCAAGTCCTCGAATAGCATCCTGTCTTGGTCGTCTAGCCACTCATTGCACATATAGTTCGTGGTGTAGACATTCCACAGCGGACTTTTCTTATCGCAAAACCTTTTCTTAATCCATATCTTATCACTCCAGGGATTGAACGTTAGAGTAATCTGCTTGAACAATCCCGGAGGCATTTCTCCTCTTATGGACATATCTAATTTGTTGAATGACTCCTCATTTGATATCTGGAATGCTTCCTCTATCCATACCCAACATAAGACTCCTGTCGATACTGTAATGGACGTGATACTGTCTGGGTCGTCAAATCCTCTAAATAGAATAGTCTGCCCTGTCGCTTTGATGTACATCGACATACTCTTGACATTCACGTGCCACAGGTGTTCCACCTTTAATCTTTTGATAGCCCAATGCAACTGAGCGAATGTCGAGTTTGCGTGGGTATTCGCATACCTTCTAACTACTAGGGTATTCGCTAATGGGTATTTCATCATTCTATAGATTATGTTTAGTGCGGTTGTCGTGGACTTCTTACTTCCACGTCCGCCTTTCAATATCCTATATCTGGCTTTATCCCGCCAAAAGGTACCGTAACCCTTGCCTATAACATCAGGTAGGTGTACAGGTATCTGATTTGCTCCAAAGACGTTCATTTAATCCTCCGAATTTATTCAATCCACAACATCTTGTGGTTGGTGTTTGAAAAAGGTATAGAACCGCGTGTTTTGACGACACTTTTCGAGGTCATCCACAACATCTTGTGGTCTGGCTAACTTCTACTCTATGCCGTCTTTAGATGTATTCACGTACATATAGGGTACTACCAATTTCTCTGAATATCCATCTATGATTATTTCTGAGGCTAAGTCGTGATATTTCCTAAGATATTCCTGTACAGGCTTAACCGCTTCTTGGAATTCTTCTAGCCTGGCCTTACTTTGTTGGGTGTTATCTTCCATAAATCTGCTCCTCTTAAATATCTGTTATAATCTTGCGGAATCTCGGTAAAATCCGCGAAAAACCGTTGGTGAGCGTTGGCATCTTAGCACCCTGTAAATAGTTTGTACTACGGAACTATTGATGCCTTTGATAACCTAAATCTCTGCGTCATATGCTAATCTTCTAGGTCATCTTCGCCTGACAGCACTACAACTCCGCCATCTACATTGATATTCTGCTTATTCAGCCCGTGCATCTGGTTGAGTTCTGCTATCAACTCCTTCATAGTACGCATTTCGCCGAGCAGTTCCTTCGTGTTCCTCTTATCAGGTTCTTTCTCGACTTCTGATTGTACCTTCGAGTACAGCAATTCTGCTGACGTAGCCAACATCCGCACTGCCTTGCCACGACTCCAGCGATATTGCTTCTCCAATTCCTGCTCCATCTTGATTGCTTCTGGCTGGTATATCTCATCTTGGAAGTTCTTATCATTGAATATCGCGGATGCTTCTGTATCTATACTCGACATCTTATATGTCTTGACTTTATTTGGGAATGCTTCCATAAAAGCCTGTCTTTGTGATTTTCCATTTAATAATGCTCGTGCATACGCGATTCTTTCTTTTGTATGTCTATAACCAGTAGTTTGTCCCGATTTGAACCTTTTTCCTCCGTCAGATTTTCCGGGGATTTTTTCAGGTTCTTCTTGCGGAATCTGGTCCGGGTCTTCCTCGAAGAAATCATTGTTCTCATACTCCATATTATCCATATAAACTCCTAAGGTAAGGTACTTTAATTCTACATAGTCATTTTAGCGGGTTTTATAGGCCCTTCATTACAATAATCTGGTCTATCATAATTCAAGACACCTGAGTTTTGCTCAGATGCCTCGAATTTTGGAGTACCTACCTTAATGCCTCAATCGGTAGGATTTTATGACCCTGCCAGGAATCGAACCTGGGCACTGCTGACCATTGACCCTCTCCATCGGTGTAGTCTCAGCCTTCCCTATCAGGGTTATCTCTGCCACCAAGGTGTATCATCGTCATCGGTATCTATACCGTCCCAATAATCTGGGTCGCCTGCTCTATTTTCTGCAAGTACTCTATTCTCATCCTCGATAGCCTTCTCTGTCTGCTCATCTTCTAAGTCCATATAATCCTTGAACTTCCTGCCGGTATCTGTCATTGATTCTTTACCTCCTAGTCATCTAATCTTCTGTTGTAAGTCATTGATTCTTTACCTACTTGTTTTCCGTTATCATATGCGGATGAGCTCCATTGATGTACTCTAAAAGATGCGTGTGAACCCTGTCTCATACCTCTCAGCGAGTCCTTTACATCTTGTGGAATTATGACCATCAATTGATACAATTCTACCTGACGTTCAAAGGCTTCACGTACTCCTTGCACATAACCCTCTATCCAACTGTCACGATAATTAGGCCACGACAGCGTCGTAGAATTAGTTTTCACCCTAGCCTTGTAATCTTTTGATACTACTTGACCCACCATTGTTTCTCCGATAAGGTATAACTCTTGGAATACCTTCTTACACAACAACGCGTCCGTCTGATGTCCTCTTATAACGGGTATCTTTACTTTCTTGCCTTCCTTAAACCTTGTACCTATAAGAGGAATACATCTGAAATTTGGTGCTACTACGTGAAGTAAATCCCAAGCCCACGAATTCACTGACCAATCACTATCTAAAGTTGTTATCTCATCCGATTGAGCCAAGTCTTGTGCGAGCATTACTTCTTCCTCTGATATTCCGTGCTTTGCCATTAGCCTTTGTGCAAATAGCGCGGCATTTCTAGCCTCATTCTCATTCTTGTTATCCTTAGATAATGCGAACAATCTTTCAATAGTTTTCAATACCTTCTCTTTACTATCCATATCACACCTCCTTAATTAAAATCCCAACTCCATATATACGGAACACCGTTACGGGTAAACTCTATTCTAAATGACCTCTTGCTACCCGCTCTGTCACAACCCTCGTTTTCTAATAATTCTTTTATCTGCACGTCTCCGCGAGTAAAACCTTTCACAGATTTAATTCTGCGAATGAAAAAATCTATAATCTTAGGATTGGTTATCACACTCGACTGTCTGGCTCTGTCTATTCGTTCCTGGCGTTTACCTCTGGCTTCAGATAGTGCTTGCAAACCTGCAAAATTATTACTCACATATGCGCCGAAAGCTTCAAACCAGGAGCCTAATTGAATTGCGAGACTATCTTTACCTTTGTACATATTCATATACATATAAGTCCCAGCCTCCAAATCATAATACCCTTCTTCATAACGCTCTTCTAATGTTATCCACACATCTTCTTTAAATTGTACGATATGCTGTACACGTCTAGCCTTATCAGGTGTATCTGTGTGAATTGCGAAATGCAAACCATTGTGGTTTATCTGGTATGTTACCATATCCTCGAAATACTCTATGATACGTTCATAAGTCCAATAGTGTTTACTTGCCTTAAGTCCTCTGTCTTTTTCTTTTTCCATTTCTTAGTCTCCGATTGACCGATGCTTTCTTGCATCCGCGTCTTGTAGTATGTATTTGTACTACATATACAGTCTAACACAATCCGCAAGGGATTACAAGCGGATTGTGGCGTTCTTTTGTAAAATCTTTGTAAAGTCTACTCAAATTTCATAAGACCAAGAGTAGCCGCGTGAAGAGCAACTCTTAAAACAATATCCTGCCTAACTACATACCCTGCTGCTTGCTCTATACCTAAAGACTGACATACCTTATAGTGGTGAATGCCCTTCTTTCTGCTGTCCTTAACTCCTGAATATGCCTCATAGAAATCTTTAATAAATGCTACCTGCAAATCCCCTCCTTGCTTCTGATTTGCAAAGAAGTTCCTTGCTCTGTCTATACTCTCCACTATCAATTTATCACCAAGCAGGTTTGATTCTTTGAGACGGCTATAATTGAACAACCCTGCCTCTATGTACCTTTTCTGCCATTCTTCAATTACCATCTATATACCTCCTCACGGTCATACACGCTTTCTTCAATAACCTTTCTATAGTAGGTGTACTCTTACCTACCTGTTGCCCTATTTCGTGACAAGAATAACCCTCTAATTTCATATCCCAGATTTGTTTCAAATCATCTGTAAGATGGTCTCTTGCCCAATTCCACATCAAATCGTGTTGGTCTCTTTCATAACTTCTATCGGGTACTAGACTGCCTAAAGGCGTGTTCTCTTCTAAATCTGAGCCTTTAACATTCCTGTCTAAACTATCAAAAGATGCTACCTGTTCATACCCTTTCGCCGTCTGCTTATCAGGTATGAGTTTGTCGTTATGTAAGAATTTTCTGATATACCCTTTCATATAATGCACTGCGAAAGTAGAAAACTCAAACCCTTTATCTGAGTCAAATCTACTCCTAGCGACTACCAAACCTAGATAAGCCTCTTGCACAGCATCAGGGTTATTCTGAACGTGTAACTCATTAACTACTGACCACAAGAGGTTCTCATATTCAGTTAGCCACCTATCCTTGTCTTGCATCATTAACCTCGAATAATTTTCTCTTTCCACTCTTAGCCATCTTACGAAAACACTCAGGTCCGTAACCTCTTTCACGGCTTATCGCGTCTTTGAGATTTCGTCCACACCTTCTACATATAGAACTTTGTATCTTCTTATCCATAATATCACCCTAATATCTCAATAAGGGCAACCTCTATGGCTGTCCTGTCATCATATTTTCCGTTCTTTATCCCTGATTCGCAATCTTGTAAAGCCCTTAATATCTGCTTGATTCTACTTTGAGACCATATCCCTTTCTTTTCTTTGGCAAGTTTAACCTGCCACGGAGTCAATCCTGTCTTGTTAACTGTATCACCTTCGGATACACCTTGCACCATAAGAAGATTTCTAAAATTTGTGTACAGAATTGATAATACCTTTATTGGCGGTTCCCCCTTCTGATAAAGTTGATATAATAACCTATAGGCTTCCTTTCTTGAACCCGTCACAACAGAATCTGTCATCTGGAATATTATATCCCCTACAGGTGCATAAATCATATCCCTGTTTGATAAATCTATAAACGCCGATTCGTGGGATATATTCTGGGAATGTGCATACTGCCTTATCTTATCGCACTCAAGCAAAATTCTAGAATAATCACGTTCACACATCTGTATCAAACGCCTACTATTCTTATCACTCATTTGAATTTCTTGTGCTACATAACCTACCAATACGTCCTCATCCAAATGCTCAAATTCCACAGGGTCAGACTCTTTCGCGAACTTCTTACGCTTGTCCATATTCGTGTAGATAAGAATAACCCTATCGTTTATCAAAAGCATATTCATCTTAGTCAGGAAATTCTCGACATCCCAGACATCATTATCATCACGTATGACATAGAGTTTACCTCTACCTCCGAGCATATTCTTAGATTGAATCTTAGTCATTATCTCTTGGACAGTATCAACTCTCTTAACCTCAAGATTATACATATCCGATATATTCTGTATGTACAAATCCATTAGCTTTGCCTCTGGACCTGTCCACACATTCAAGGGGTCTGATTTACCCAAAACCAATTTCTCGGTATACTCTGATAATATCATTTCTTACCTCTCTTTGAAAACATATCAACTATCATACACGTTAGCCCAATCACAATGAAAACTCCTGCAATACCTATAACGATTAAAGCCGCGGTTAGTCCTGTCATAATCAATCTCCTCTTACTTCTAATAGAAACATATCATAGACTGCTTTCTTATTTATGCCTGTACTCTTAAGCAATCTCGCGTATTTTGACACACATCTCAACACGTTCACGTGGTCTGCTAATACTGTGTACTTACGTTGGGTTAATACCTGTGACGCTACGACTTTCAGCATCTCAAATAATAACTCAACATCATAGCCTTCTTCACCTTCCTTAAAAGATATCTTGTTTGCTGACTTGAATGCGTTCGTATCAGACACCTCTGTGATGTGAAGTATGATATTCTCCGCAAATTCGTAGAACGCCATCACATCATATTGGCATAATTTCTCCATCATACCTGGAGTTTCACAGACGGAAGTCAACACCCAATGAATATCCTCGTGTATATCTGGGAACCTTTGCTCCACAAACGCACATTTCTGGTCATAGGTATAAGGCTCTAAATGTACTACCTTCCCTCTGCTAAGAAGAGTACCTAATACAGAACTTTCTTGACGGGTTTCCAGAATAAATCTTGCTTTATTTGGAGGCTCCTCTGTAACCTTGAGTAATGTATTCTTGGATGCTGGGCTCAACTCATCACCTTTATCTATGACATATACCGTGGGCTCTGCTACTCTATATGCAAGTGACACAGCCTTTCTTATATCTGCGACGGTCTTACCTACCTCAACTCTAATCATACCTTTAGAAACCTCTTTAGACAAAAGAGATTTCCCAGAACCCTCAGCGCCCACAAGGACTACAAACCTATTCCCTCTACGTGAGTCTTCCCATTCTTTCCGTATATCAGATATTGCCCTTTCTTGACCTATCATCGCACCCTCCAATCTTAGTCTCGAATTGCCAACCTAACTCCCTAAGAGTATTCAAAGCCTGCATTGCTTTGATTATATCCTCTTCAGATAAATCTTTTGCTTCTGTGTACCTTGGTCTTCCGTCAGTAGATACAATCTTTATCTTCATTCGCATAACAATAACACCTCACTTTCTATTATAGGCTTAGGCACCGTTTCCCATTTAATGTCCTGATTTATTCTCAAGAATTTATGCAACATCTGACGAATAAACTCAGGTTCTACATCCAAAAACGTGTCCATTGACTTCTGCATAGTCTGAGGTACCTTAAGATACTCAAATGATTTGAACATCTGGTACTTACGCACATCCAATAGAAATTCACAGAACTGCTTCACGAATTGTTTCAAATCCAATCCTTTACGATAAACCTGTTCCACAACACCTATGGCTTCCTTTGATTGCCTATCTATAATGTGGTTTGCCAAGTCTACCATCAAATCATAGTTGACTGTACCTAATGCCCCTACTACATTCTCGACTGTTATTTCACGGCTATAACTCAAAACCTTATCTAGCATCGTTATAGCGTCTCGCATACCTCCGTCCGCTATCTTGGCTATATACTCTAATGCTCCTTCCTCAGGTACCATATACTCCGAAGAATCTGCCTCAGCCTCGAGTAAATCTATATCACGACCTTCCTGCTCTGCCCTTTCACGTAACTGCTCGTCACGTTCCTCGAATATGATATGTCTCAATCTTTCTACGATAGCATCAAATGACAATCTTTGGAAATCGTATCTTTGTACTCTGCTGAGAATAGTCGCAGGTATTTTCTGAGGGTCTGTGGTACAGAATATAAATATCGTAAACGCAGGTGGCTCTTCCAAGAGTTTCAACATAGCGTTCCAGGCGCCGTTAGACAGCATATGACACTCATCTATGATATACACCTTATACTTTGCGTCAATAGCCTTAAACCGAGAGTTGTCTATAATATCTCGGACATTATCCACACCGTTATTAGATGCGGCATCTATCTCAACAGGCGTACCTTTGCCTTCATTGATATCCTTAGCCAATATTCTTGCACAGGTAGTCTTTCCTGTACCTGCGCCTCCTGTAAACAAGTAAGCGTTCTTAAAGGTTCCTGTCGCTACCTGCTCCTGCAAAATAGCCTTTATAGGGCCTTGCTCTACAACCTCTGAGAAGGAACCAGGCCTGTACTTAACGGCTAATGTCTTCATTACTTCTTCCTCCCAAAAATCATATCAAGCACATCTTGTGCTACTGATGGGTCATCCGTTTCAAGTCTGTGCTTGAGGATTTCCAATCTAATCAAATCCAACACAGCGTCTACGGGACCTCCCAGAACTTCTGCAGATTTTTCTATAATATTAGCCACAGTCTCAACCAGCGTGTCAATATCCTTGAAGTGAAAAGCCAGAGATAAAACTCGACCTTGCTCAACATCATACCACTTTGCCAACAACCCTTTATCCTCAGGATTAAACTGCATAGGCTCATCTGCGGACTTAGGGATATTGGACCCACCTAATCTACCTTTAAAAAAATCTGACCTGTTATTACGAAAATCATTCATCTATTATCTGCTCCCATATATTCTATAAGCAACTGCATAAGGGTTTCAGGTATCACATAGTAGTTCTTACCCTTAGGTTCAAATCTTACTGCTACCACCCCATAACGCTTACCTTGCTCAAATGCCTCTTGGCGTATCTTATCTATCCACGGTTTTTCCAGACGTATTCCTGTCTGCGGCTTCGTGACTGTCTTGCACTCCACCAATATATCGTTGGTGCGAACATCACCTTTATACATAAGAGTTGCACCCGAATTGGCTACGACATTTCCGCCCAACTGCCTAGCCACGTCCTCCTCCATCATCTTACTGTAATATCTTGTAGGGTTTTCCATAACGCCTCCTTACTACTTTCACTCTATTATACTCTAATCAGAGCACTTCTGTAAACTCTGAACTCTTGTTATAGAGCATTCTGCATCACCTTTATCTGGTCTCCACCTTTGTATCCTAGGGTGCCTAAGCCTACAAAATTTAGTCACTTCCTGCGCCTTTAACTCTGCAACCTCCAAATGAAATTCTGAATAATTCTCAGATACTCTTCTACGGATATCATCAGGTAATGCTCCTACTCGGGCTATCTCTATCATCTCAGTCCTATCTTCATTCCAAACTGAGAACTTAAGATATCCGCACACCTCAGAATTCCTTCCTTGACCTTTCTCCCAACCTGTTACAAAGGCGTCCACAAACTCCTCATTCTTAACCTTTATCCAAGATTTAGATTCACCGTATTTTGAGTGAATATCTTTAAGAATCAACCCTTCCCCTCCATCTGAGGTTATTCTTTTGAATGCGTCCTTATATTCCTCTGCAGTATACGCAGTAGATAGTCTGAGATACTTATCCGATACCTTAAATTCTTTCCACACACTGTCCAATACACGATTAAGGTAATTCCTACGATGACCCCAAGGTAGTTGTCTTATATCCTCACCTTTATAGAAAAGACAATCAAATGCTCTGAATGTTACCCACCCTACCTGCTTCTGCAACTCTATTGCCCTATCAGGTTTGCTATTCATTATGCTTTGGGTTAAACCTAGAGTATCTAACGAGCCTTCATATATTATCTCACCGTCTATAACAGTTCCTTCTAATTCAGGCTGATAAAGACATCTTAGATGAGGCACATTATTCGTCTTCTCATTCATAAGCCCTGTCTTCTTAGTCTGTCTACGGGTGGTGGCTCTAACCAATCCCGACGTAAAATGAAGTAACAATCGTTCCCCGTCAAACTTCTTCTCCCATACCCATCGAGTGAGCTCACCACCTGCGTCTTCTATCTCCTTATCTATCTTATCAAGATATCCAGGGTCGTGTACCGCACCTGCAGGCCATATCTGGGCTATATCTGGGTCGTCTGGTATCGGGGTTAAATCAAACTCCAAATCTCCTATTGTTGCGGTGTTCTTTATCTTAAATAATGACATTATAATTCCTCCTGATTTATTATGGCAGATTTGATTACCCAACCCGTCCACGTCTTATCTGTAATCTCAGAACGTAACTCCATCTTGACCATACCTCTTGACTCTTCCACAACTCGTCCTACCATTGTCTTCTCAGGCATCGGTAGTCCATTATTCCGCCTTCTATGAAAATCAAAAGTAGCGGTAGGCGGTGCTGTCATATAATACCTTACGGTTATACGCATTTCACGCTCACTCGCTACGTCTCTTGTGGTTTCTCTAGGCGTGAACTTTGGTGTAAATACAACACACAAATCGCCAGAAAAGCCTTTCAAAGCAAGACGTGCTTGTTCCATATTCTCGTAGGTTTTGCCGCTTATCTCAACGGCTCCTGCCCACTTGATAGAATCAAACACGTCTTTAGTCCTCCTAGTTACGTACTCGCTATATTATACTCTAATCATAGCGACTTCGTTAACCTAATCGGATATGGAGTCTACTACCTCTTGCCAAAATTCACTATTTGTCCACTCCTCGTGCTCTATAAGATAATCAAAGAGTCTTCCCATCCCTTGGAATTTCATAAGATTACCTTGGGAATCCGACCTGACGTTCCCGTCCTTATCTACAATACTCAACCAAGAACCCGCCTGAGATATAATTCCCATCTGTCTTGCGGTGTCTACCAAATCCCGCCATTTATCAATTCCACCTACATACATAAGATTGAACTGACCTGTACGTCTATTCGGTCTTGTGAACTTGTTCTTTGCCACGGCTAATTTCACGATATTACCCTGAGGATTTTCACAGGTACTATTCTGCTCATTTCCCCATTGGTCTAAGAATTTACCCTTGGATACCATCATCCTAACTCTGCATGCGAATTTCAATGCCTGACCGCCAGGAGTTACATAATGTGCCCAATTATCCCCCAAAGCCTCACGTAACTGATTTATCACAACTACCAAAGGCTTCTGAGATAATGGAAGAGTATCGTACTTATTCACGAAAGCCGTAACAGGTATCGCTATACCGCCGTATGCTTTCTTTTCCAAAGACTCTTCAAGTATATTCTGACCTACGAGTTTTGCGACAGAGTCAAGTACAATCATACCTACCTCTTCTGACCTGCAGAAGTCTATAATCATATTAAACACTTGCTCTGCAGATTGTTGTTGGGGCCTTACCCACACCATCTGTTCTGTGTCTACACCTTGAGTTCTTGCCCAATCTTCATCCAAAGAATGTTCTGCATCTACAAACACGCAACGCAGTGGTCCTCTGGATTTAAGAGTGTCAAGTTCATACCTGTCCGACCTGCCGAGTTTATCTCCGAATGACTCTAATTCTTTAACTCTCTGCTCCCACTCTCTCTTGAACAATTTCTGTGCGTTGCCCATAAGGTCGAGGGATATGGTTGTCTTTCCACCATTATTCTCACCGTATAACTCACATATTCCGGTACGAGGCCATCCACCATAGAACATATAATTCACACGCATTGACGAGAAAGGAATCTTCTTTTCCTTCACTCTTTCAACACCTATCTGTGCGACCCTAGCCCCAAACTTCTTATTCAACTCTCCACATATCTCGTCTATTCTACTCATTTAGAATACCTCCGTCTAAATTCATTGATGTCAAAATCATCTCCCAATCTTTTCTTTTCCTTGAGAAATGCTATCGCCCTTTCCTCATCCCAATTATTAAGTTCCAGGGCATTGCGTGCAACAAAGAGGCAACAAGAACCTGAATTCTGTTGCACCCTCTTAGCCATAAGATACATCTCGTCATTCGTCATCCTTGTATGCCTCCCAATTTTCTGGTTATGACTTTCTTAATACTCTGCATCAACTCAAATGCCATCTGCTCACGATTGTCTATCATCTTATAAGCCCTATCGTAGACTATGCAGTCAAATGACTCTTGGGCTGTGGCTGAATTTGCATATACCTTTCTCTCTGTGGCAGTACCTTCAGCGTCTAAGAAACATTGGTTCCACTTCTCATCCTTAACCTTATTGGCTAAGTCAAGTCGTATACCCAACTTCTCTTTCTCGGCTTTCACCCAATACAGCATAGCAGGTATATTCATTATAGCGGAGTCCATTTCAGATAGCGTCATCTCTTGCGTAGTATCTTTCAGTAGTTGTGTACATGCAGACACATATTGGTCTAACTCTCCGCACACATCTCTAACTATCAAGTTGCAGGCTTCTTCTATCTTAGTTGCGTTTTCTTCAAAAGTCGATTCCATATCGTCACCTACTTATCTATCTTCGCCATAAGGTCTAGAAGTTGTTCACCGTCCATCTTAGGTTTGACTCGGGGTACTGTACAAGGTATGACCTTAAACCCTCTTGGCTCCTCAAAAGTGGTCTTGATGTTGAAAGATTTATAACCTGAACGCCTTAATCCGTCCAGGTATTCTATGCTCAATGCCACTACCGTATCGTGCTCTGAGAACCACAAAAGAACTATACCCTTCACACCCGAAATCTTACTCTTTTCAAGCAAACCTTCCCATTGGTTCTGAGTTATATTTCCAAGAGGGAACGTATTGCCCTTCACTGTCTTGCATTCCACATAGAATTGATAAGGTATTCTATATACGATAAAATCGCAGATATTTCTTATGCCTTTATAGCCCATCATAGGGTCAGGAAGTCTATCTAAGGATACGCCATATACTCCTACAAGAGTTTCACGCACCACGCCTTCCCAGAGTTTTCCATTATTTTCCATCTGCTCTACACCTCCCTGAGTATGCACAGTATCGACAGTTGACATCTTCGGGTCTGGGTGGAGTTATTCCTCTTTGAACATATCCTTCACACTCTGTTATCTTAGATACGACAGCATCCGTTCTATCCTTACCCACGTGTATAAGATAACTCTTTAGGCAAAGCATATCACGATTTTCATACAGAAAAATAGACTTATCTATATGGAAAGCCAGGCAATAGCAGGTTGCCTGAGTCTTATGATTCTCTTCAATATCTTCGCGTCGATACCACTTACCTGATATCTCTGTCTTTATCTCAAGAACGTACCATACGCCCTTGTACCTGATTATGCCGTCTGTCATAAACGACATATTCAAACCTGTATGAAAACATTTCGTCTCCATACCTTGTTTTTCTCGAACTACTACATCTGTTATACCCATCAAATTCAGATATGATTCTACGTCATAATACTCACAATCGATACCTCGTTCTTTCATCTTGCAAATCCAACCTTGCAAACGAACGTGCCTATCTGAACCCGACTCACACATACCTTGCCCTTGATAATCCATACCCCCTGGTTCTGTTTCCACACCTATTCTTTGATAGTACATATTTCTAATACACGCTAAAGAAGAGGGTTTGTAGGTCTTAGACGGAGGGTCTCCAGGCTCTTGTGTCTCTATGGTATAAATTAAATCACGCAAGAACTCCTCGTGAGGAGCCTTGCGTTCGTCTGGGCGTGATAGCCCGAGTATAGTCCTTAAACTACCTCTTGCCATGTGTCACTCTCCTACCTTAGGTGACACATATTGAGCATACTTCTGACTCACGTCGGGGTCAGAAGCGATAAATGCCGCATACGTCTGAATCATTACTTGATTTTCTTTCAAAGATTTCTCAAGCTGAGAGACTTTACGTTGCTCCTCCCAATATTGGCTCTGGTACCTATCCTTTTCAGCTTCTGCCTTTACACCCGAGGTAATCAACTCACGATACTCCTCAGAGGAAATTGTAACATTATATTGTCTATCTTCCATTGTCTATTCCTCCAAAAGCGATACAACTTGCGTGAGTTTGCCGTCGACCATCTTAATCGCACTTTCGTGCCCGTAATACATCGTAATAACCTCACTGTCTTGTGCAGACAACTGACTCTTAAGAGTTTCTACGTCTATCTGACACTCGAAATCCTGGAAATTCTTACTTTCAGTATATGCTACCATCTCCGTACCTGTTGACGATTTACTGCTGATGATAAGCCCGTCTTTGGTAAATCTGAAATTCAGTGCATTCTTATCATACGGCGTGATAAACAAACTCAATCTATCAAGAATTGAGTCCACCGATGCTCTTGGAAGTTTGCACATTGACCCAAAATTCTCGTTGACATAAGCCATAACCGAGTCATAAGGGAATCTTGTGACATAGTCCTCACCTGTAGGACTTTCAAGCACGCTGCCGTATACACGCACCGCGTCTGCGTCTACCCAGAGTTGTCCGCCGTCAGTATAATAGAGTTTTACCGTCTCCTTGTCACTGAGGGTTATAAGATTCAAGAACGTTTCTGTAAATAACTTCTTGGTGTCAAGCACCTTTATATCGTTCACGCAGACTACATACGAATCTGTGGTTATTACCTTATCGCAAATAAAGTATCCTGTATATACGGGCTCTTCCAACGAACGTGCAACGGATTTGCTATTCGTAGACAAAATCTTCTTTATGGTTGTTACCTGCACCTCAACGCACGTCGCATCTGAGGTAACTTCGGGAGCCTTCGGGAATACGATAAATTCACCTTCATCCATAGGTATGTCAATCTTATACTCACCGTTTCCCTTAAAGTTCAAAGAATTTTCTGTAACCTCGAGTTCAATGTACTCTGATGTAGTCTTTGATACCAATCGTGGGAATTGGTCTGATGTAAGAGTAAGGCTGAAATCTTCTCCTTCCACCTTTGCTCCTGCCTTTACGTCCAGATAATTCGTGCCGTCCATCGTGTGAAGCGTCAAGATATTATCTTTCAATTCGATTCCAATGAACGTCGTTATCGGAACCATCTTGTTGCCTCCCATACCTTTAAGGGCCTTAGACAAAAGTCCTTGCAATATGGAAGTCTTAATCTTAAGTTTCATAGTTGCCTCCTGTTATTTGTTTTCACTATATTATACTCCGAGTGCCTAAACTTCGTACACCTAGAATAATTTCCTCTTGTTGCTCTTGTACAACTTCGCGAACTCTTCGCCCAAAGCCTCGAATATGTCAATACTCTGACTTCTTGGTATATAACCTACCTTAGGCGTCATATTGTACTTCTGAAATTCACTTGAATCCCATCTACCTGCAGGGGTCATCTTCAAGCCATACTGCCTAAATCTTGCATTGACAGCGTGCATCGATTTCTTGTGGAATTCCTCTCTCTTGGAATTACTCTCGAATATGGTACTCTTAATCGCGTCAATGTTCTTTGTATCAAGCAACACTGTCTGGAGTTCTCCGTAAACCATACCTGCTACTATCAAGTCCAAACAGAATATCAAATCTTCATAACCTTCTCCCCTCGAAGGGTCAATCTTATCGTCGATATATATCTCCTTATCGTGGTACTTCTTTAGATTTTTAAGAAAGAACCAGTGCAACCAATTCCGTCCTGCTCTTGTGAACTTGTAATGTGTATTATTCCTGTTATCACAAGCCACCTGCTCCTTATAAGGTGCAAACCTCGGATTCAAGGGGCAAAAAGCATCGTACGAGAAAAACTTCTCAGGATTTCCGAATATATCCTCAAGAAACTTCTTAGGGCTAAATCTGTCGTAGAGGGTGCAATCATCATCGCACAATGCGATATAATCGTACTCAGATGCGTAGAATTCCTTCAACAAGATATTTCTAGCCTGAGCAACGCCACAAGGTTCTGGAAAATCTATATACCTCACGTTATGCTTATCCGAGTATATGAAATCCTCCTGACTATAACCTTGGGACACAATCAATATATCCGTAGCCGGAACATTTTCCTCTATCCACTTCATTTGAGCCTGGTGCTCTTTGACGCGATATCCACGTCTATCTATATCTTTAGGATAATAACTCACTATCCCTATCAATACCTTTGCCACCTTGAATCCTCCTCCTCTTTATGATAATACTTTTAATAACTCTAAAGGCGTATTCACTAAGCGACCTTTAGACACTCCCAACCACATATTGTTGATAGTTGGCATTTGCTCTACTACCCACTTCTGAGTAGCATTGGCAGGAATAACGTCAATAGGATATACCTCATCAATATGCTGACCTACTCTCAATTTTGAGAATTCCGTAGAGTACAGAATCACAGGTTTACCTAGAGCGTATGCGATACCCGCCTCAACCGCGGTACCTGGGTCATCTCCGTCAATATGCGCTACTAAGATATCGCAATCTCTTATATGGTCTACGTCATTTTTGAATGTTTTCATAGAGTTTTCCTCAGTACTCTGATTCTCGAGTATAACTCCTTCATCTCTCCAAGGAAAATACACCTCGTGACCTGCACGTTCTAGCATATCTACCAACTTCTTCTGATGTTCAAAGTAAGGCAAACTGTCCATAATCATAGCAAAATATATCTTCATATCAACCCTCCTTATTCACTTCTTGTGCTTCTTCCACGCAAGCGACATACTCCTCGCCCACTCCTCTCTTTCTCCATCCTTCTGCAATCTTATAGCCTACAGGGGACAGCACAATCTGACACAACAACTCTACCACGGCTCCTACGGCTGCCATCATCACAGCACCCAAGAAAGTTATGTAGCCTAATGCGAACAAGAATAGCATAGCGAACACGAAATTATCAACAAACTGACCCACCATCGTAGACACATAACTTGCCACCGCATAAGCCCTGAAAGATGTTCTTTTCTTAAACCTTTTAAGAATAGCCCAGTTTAAGAAACAATCTACAATAATCGCGACTATGAATGCTGCCGTGCCCGCGGCTAGAGCGTGAAGTGTTCCTGACAACGTTGAATCTATCGCAGGGTTAGGAGCATCTCCCCAAGCACCTGGTATTGCCGCTCCAATATTAAATATCAAAGACCCTAACAAATTGCACGCTATGGCTGCCAACGATACCTTTATAGACGCCTTCGGTCCGAATCTCTTAACAAGCATATCACCTGCCAAAAAAGACATCCAAGATACCAATATACCTGCGTCCAATGCTATCCAAGACTCATTGACTATTGTCTTGCCTGCGAGTATATTCATACATATCAATGCTACAACCAACACTGCGAAAGGTAGTGCAGGCAATGCTCTGAACAGGAGTTTGGTTTCCTTCCAGTCCTTCTTTAACCACATCTTAAATTTTTCCATTTTATTCACCTCTTAGTTTTATTTTTACTCAGGAATATTCGCGAACTGAGCACCGCTACATAATAGCCTATTTCAACTTGCACCACCTCCTAGAACAATCTCTTTCTTTTCCCGTTCACGGGTTTGAATTGATAATTATCAGACCACTGTTTCAAGAACTTGCAGTTGATAATCATTCTTGCGATATAGTCTTCAACAACCTGGTCATAGGTGTACCCCATCTCCTTTATATACCCGAACAAGGCATCCTTCGCCACAGGCAACATCTGGTCTGCTGTCGGGTCTGTCTTAGATTTATTTGAGCAATATAATAACCCCCAAGGCGTATGAATACGTCCCATAGCCGCAGTCAAAAGCCACGTGGTGGAATCCGCTGAATAGAAATGGTATCTTTCCAACACGTCCAACGTCGTCATTCCAAATGCGTGTACCTTAACATCTGGATTTGAAGATTCCTGAATAATCTGAAAACAATCTGATATAAATTGCTCCTTATCCTTTACCCTTACATCGCCTCTTGGGGATATTCCGATGTAAGGTATCGACTTTCCATCAAACTTCGCTTCACATATAGTCTTGAGCCATTTCATATTCTCACCTTGATGGAATACCGGAAGGCACTTCTCAGGACTCTTAAGCCTTTCGTGCATATACTGAAAATTCTCCCAAGACTGCGCAGGCGCCTCTTCCCAATCCTTGATAGTCTTTGGTTTTCTGTACACACCAGGTATCTTATCTACTTGTGCGAATATCGTAACATAATCGTCAAGGGCGTTCACGTAGTCTATGTACTTATCTACGTTTACCTCAAAATCTTTAGTATGTGCTGAATGAGCACCTGAATCTATAAATAACTTTCCTCTTTCTGGATATTCTATCCACTTCTGTATACCTGTCCTGTCATTCAATTGACTATACAACCTGGGCATATGATTTGCAGACAACCAATCGTCTACCTTAGACGTTCTGCTACCTGCGAAATATAAATCAAACGGCATATCTACCTCCTTACTCTCTGCGTTTTATCGTGGCGTTATTCTAGACGTAAGTTATTTACACTAGAGTATACTCTTATCGTACGTCTCTTGTAAACTCTACTATCAGAATAACTTCTTCTTTTTGTCTATAAACTGCTGTACACCTTTAGGAGTCACATTCTCAGGAAAATTGTCCATAGGTATATCTCTAGGAACTCGGTATTCCTTAGGTGTAGTATCAAAATACCCAAATACCTTCTTCCAATTTACCTTCCCGTCTTTTATCTTCAACCCTATATCAGAACTAAGATTTACGAAGTTCTCTATTAACTTCTTTTCCTGAGATACCCTCTCTCTTGTATCGCTTGAAAATATCGTACTAAACGCAGGCGATTCTTTCAACTGCATAGTCTCAAGCGTGAAATAATTCAACCCCTTACGTAGCCAATCCAGGTGGAAAGATACATCCTCGGAACAAATCTTATCAAAATCAGATTCCCCTTCCTTTAAGGCGTCCATAATGCCCTTCTGGTGAAACACTCTCAGATTCTTAGTCTTTCGGATATTACTCAATATCGCTACCTGAGCACCTGTGTTCGCAGGTCTTCTTGTGAACTTCCAATTCGTAAGATTCGACTTATCCGAATACACCCTATCCTTAAAGGGCAGGTATCTTGGATGCTGAGCACAAAAAGCATCTATACCCTTAAATTTCTCGGGATTGTTAGCAATTTCTGAAAAGATGTCCTCAACCTGGTAATAAGGATAAACCATGGCGTCATCATCTAGAAGTAGCAGGTGGTCCCAATTCGAGTGATAGAACTCTGCTAATATCCTGTTTCTGGCTTCTGCGGGTCCTACACCTTGGTCATATCTGAGGGTGAACATCGTATGATTTCTGAGGAGCATACCGCATTCATTGTACTCACTTTCCTCATAATTCTGGTACGCTGTCATAACCACGGTTGGAGGGACCACCCGCTCCAACCATACAAGTTGCTCTTGATGCATCTTCAACCTTTGCTTGCGTAAGTCCAAATCATTAGGGAGATATGAAATTATACCTATCGCTAAACTCATACATCTACCTCCTCGCCATACCACCTATCTGTGATTTCTACGTCGCACTTGAATGGCACACTCAAGATTCCATCCGCACAATGCCTCATTATGTGGGACAATCTTTCACCTGCTTTCTTCGCAGTCTCCTTAGGGCATTGCCCGATAAGTTCATCGTGTACCTGAATGAGCAGTTCAAACCCATAACTCTGCAACTCAGGGTCATTGTCTACCATAGCCATTGCGAGTTTTGTCTGACTAGCCGCAGACCCTTGTATTCTAAAATTTACGGCTTGTCTCAGAGCGTCTGCTATCTTACCTGTATTATCGTGAACCTTTATACCCATACTCTGAGCCTTCTTCTTTATATCATTGACTGCTCTGTACCCATAAGCACTTCTTAACTCAGACATCAAACCTTTCTCTACCTCGGGGTCTATCGTAGTTTGAACCTTTGCTCTACCTGAGAGCATAGCCATAGGGTCAAAGTTCTTAACTACTCCTTTACCTGTAAACTCTAAGGTGTAGTCTGTTAATTGAGCATCTGGTAATCTACGTTTTCTTCCAAAAGCGTCCTCTACAAATCCCTTCTGTTTCACAAGTTCGTGGGTTTCTTCAACCCATTCTTTTACCTTAGGAAAGGCTGTAAAGAACTGATTGATAATCTTAGACGCTTCTTGCAAAGAGCATCCTAACTGCTCTGCGACACTTCTCGCACCACGTTCATACATAATGCCCAATACCACAGTTTTCATATTGGTTCTTCTCTGCTTACCCTCAGGATTCTTAGTACCATCTGGGTGAAATTCAAGACAAGCCTCATAGGGCATCTTATAAACGATAGCACCTACCGTCGCATAGATGTCCTTACCTTGAGCATATGAATCTATAAGACGCTGGTCTCTACTCATATGTGCAAGTATTCTAGGCTCTTGTTGTGAAAAGTCACATCCAAGCATAACCATACCGGGTTCTGGTATAAACATCTTTCTTATCTGCTTATCCTTAGACGGAATGTTCTGAAGATTGGGGCCGCTTGAACTAAACCTGCCCGTCTGTGCCCCACATTGATTGAAACTGCAATGAATCTTTCCGTCTGTGGGGTGCGCTACCTTAGGCATCTTGGTTATATAGGTTGATAGAAGTTTGGTTACACCTCTATATGCAAGTACCTTCCTTGCGAGTGGGTGGTCCAAACTCAACAGAACTTCTTCACCCGTGCCCTGCGACACATCGCCCAATTTCAATACGTCATACAAAAGAAGTCCTATCTGCTGAGGACTGCCAATCTGAACAGGTTCCTTGAATTTACTACCAGGATTTCTACGCTTATACGCATTGATTTCATCTCGATACATCTCCAGAGTCTTGTAGAAATCATCCTCACACACCTTTAATTCTTTAGTGTACTCCTCTTCCAGGTGCTTAGCATACTCTATATCTAGAGATATTCCTCTATCCTCCATTCGCGCAACCGTACGTATGACAGGCATCTCTATATTCTGAAATAGCCTTGCTACATTCTCAAGACCTCGTCTTTGACATACCTCGGAGTCAGGGTCAAGATACAACTTCTCGAACTCATATAACTCAAAGGTTTTCTTTGGGTCCATACCTGCATACAGCACTGCGGTATCTATAGGCACATATCGGAAATCCAAATCCTTGAACATATCATCAAAATTCATTGCCAACTCCGTTTCTCCGCCACCACAGTACAATTCCCAGACATACTTCAAGCCTATGCGGTCATTCTCGTTCAGCATAAAAGCACCTATCATAGTATCCCAATAGATGCCCAATTCTGTCTGCCAACTATTCTTAAACATTCTATAGTCATATTGGGCATTATGATAAACTATCTTCACACCTGATTCTTGTAATCTTCTGAATTGCTCTATAACATCAGATTTCTCGACTTGATTTGGGACCCTCACGCCTGTGACATAACTGATATGCTCAACAGGAATATACACGGACTTACTACCGGGTGTGTATATTCCGGCACCTACTATGACATCTTTAAGAGGGTCTAGACCCGTAGTCTCTGTATCGATAGCACATATACCCTGGCGAATAACCTCATCTATATACAGCCTTAATTCCTCTTTGGTGCGTATAGCCTGAACGTCGTCTCGATATCTCGACAGTTTACTCTCAACCAGGGCTTTTATCATCTTAACTCTGTCCATAAGAGTGTCTTTACCCTTCAAAGTTCGCGGTGCAAGCGCCGCCATAACCTTAGCCTTTGAAAGCAGGGCGGAATCACCCTCCCTGCTTGACCTTGGAGTATTCGGAATTTGAAATAAACGTCCCATCTTATACTCTCCTTCTGTTATTCACCCTATTCTGTTCAGAAGTAGGCTCAGGTGAATTTCCTCTTCTGCCCTCAAAAGGGATATCAGGGTCAACCTCCCCCCGGCGTGATACGGGTTGCTCCTGCCCTCTGCGATTTTCCGAATGTTCCTCTGACCTTCCACCTCTGGGCTTAACGTCCTCTTCATCTGGATTTGCATCTGGGAACTGACCTGTGACTACAAGACAATCCAACTCGTCATAAGTCTTGTCTAGGACGACGCTCCCAATTATATCCTTACGTTCAGGTAAACTCTTCAAAGCAAGCCCATCTGATTTTATTGGATACAGAGCATAGTCCGTTTGAGAATCGCCCTTCTTTCCTTGACGTTCTACCTCAAACATTGTGCCACATAATGGATTGTATCTCTTGCATATTGACTGTAACTTCTTGACAAACTGAGGTCCTCTGTCCCATACCTTTGCCTCCCAGGCAACGTCGTCCTTTGTCTTTTCGTCAAATTTCGTTACCTGTGCAAGTTGCATAAATATCCTGACAACTCTACCGTTACCGCTGGCACACAAAGGGCACAACTCTACAGGGTCGTCCGGATTATCCCTAAGGCAATTCACATACCTATCTTGCCCATTTACACCTACGCGGTGTACTGAAATGACGTCTACGTCATCTTCCGTCTCATACAAGAAACGCACTGAGGCTACATCTTTATCATCCCTAAGGGTGAAAAAACCCCGTGCATTACCTTGGTACTTATCGACATCGTTTAATGAAATTCTTCCCATAGTCTTCTATTCTCCTATTTTCTATATTTGCACATCTATGCATCATATTATACTCTTTTTTTTGATGAGGTGTTAAGCCTTGTGCAAATCTTTGAACAGTTCCTTTAACCTCTTAATCAAAAGATATACACCTGTTCTGGACATACCTAATTCTTTGGCAATCTCTGTTATCGTCATCTCGTGAGACTCGTTCATAACCAATTCACAGAATCTTAATTCATTCCTTCCAAGATTTCTATTCTTAAGTACGTTACTAATGCTATAAGAATCGTATGTAGGCGGCTCCCACGCATATTCAGAACATAATGCCTCGATACTCAAAGCACAGTCTATTCCATCATACTTATGATTCTGTTTCGATACCCAATCCTGACACTTACCATTGAGCACTCGCCTATAAAAATTGCAGAACTTCATACCGCAGTTCTGACTATATCTACCCATCGCGTCTAACAAATACTCCAAGGCTAGACTTTCCTTATCCTGATTTGGGATACTATAATACCTATCTGTACAACTCTTGGCTATACCGTATACCCTTATAAATACCGTGGCTACTAGTCGGTCATCTTTCTTTTGATTGTACTCCTGTACAAGTTGCTCCAACGGCGCCTCCATCTTATCCTTCAACGCCTGATTTCTTAGAAATAAATATGTTCCATACATTGTTTGTGTTCCTCCGATTTTCTTAGTTTCTTAGTTTGATATCTTGGTAGCTCAAGGCGTCGTCACAATCGACAATAACTTATGCAACGCCTTGAGTTTGTTTAATCTCTTGCTTACTCTTGTGCGGCACTGATAGCATCGCAAGCCGACTCAATACTATCTTCTATATCTGATTCCGTGATATCTCCTGACAGCAATTCGTCAACATTATCATAGGCTTCCTGCAGATAGTCAATGGCTTCTTCTATACTCGAGATAGCGTTCTCAGATATTTCCCTTCGAGTCTCAAATGACTCAGGCGTATTATCATAGCACTCTTGCTCCTCATCTAATATTATTTGCAACGTACTCATCTCGTCACTTATCAACCCTTTGAATTCGTCTGTGACTTCCGGAGTCGCACCCATCAAAGCGATTCCGCAATCCAATCTATTACGTAATCTACCCTCTACCTCAGAGAGCCAATTTCTTCTACCTTTATTCATATTTCTTTACCTCCTCTTCTGTGATAGGTATTATACAAGATACGCCTCCGCGTGCCATCACTATTTCAAAATACCTATCTGTGCCATCTGCGAGTGCAACTATAATGTACTCGGACTTATCTATCACTGATACTGCGTTAGATAAACCTGTATTTTTTTTGAGATGTGCCTTAACCAACTCTACTATCTGTATGGCTTGATTCTGGAGTTCCCAATCCTCTACTCCAAATTGCACAGATATCTCGTTCTCGTCGTAGGTATAGTCAATACCTCTAATCTTCTCTTGCATTATTCACCTACCTCCTGTCTGTACTTCTCAATCTCTTCTTTGGTTGCAGGTCTACCTTCATAATACGTATTCATAGACCAATAAGACTGACCTCCATTAAGGTTGCTGAGCAAACCCTTCAATGACCTGATATTCTCAGGGCATCCGCCGTTGCATTCAACGGTGTAACCAAATACCTTGTCAAGTAGATAATCGAGCGTTCCTACATAGGTGGTGTCATGACCCTTTCTGTGAGTCGTAACTGCGTAAACTTTCTTCATAGTTTCATATCCTCCGAGTTTCTTATTTCGTAGTATGTATTTGTACTACATATACAGTCTAACACAATCCGCAAGGGATTACAAGCGGATTGTGGCGTTCTTTTGTAAAATCTTTGTAAAGTCTGGTTAAAAATAGAATTCTTCTAAACCCTCGAATTCCTCAAATGTCAAATCATTTATATCCTTACCCGAGGGCAAGATGTACCTTGTAATTATCTTTGATGTCTTAAGAGCATTATAGAACTTCCACGACGCTTTCTCACCTTTATCGTCTGGGTCAAATGCACATATGAATTTTCTTATAGGACTTCTTCTGAGTTGCTCATATTGAGTTTCAGTACCTAAGCCTAGCATCGCTACCGCAGGAACTCCGTGAACCCAACACGTCAGAGCATTAAAGAAACTCTCACAAACTACCACTGTGTCAAAAGCCCTCTTCTTGAGAATAACATCCATACCATACACAGGTTTCTTTACATCAGCAGGGTAATTGAAAAATTTCGTCTTGACACTTCTACGTGCTATGAATAATGTCCTGCCCTGTTCATCTCTCACAGGAAAAGTTACACATTTTGTCTTCTTATCGTAACCCACGTCAAATAAATCAAGCACCTCATCTGTCATACCTCTCTTGTAGACATAAGGGTGGGTAAATCTATAAGACTCTAACTCCTCTTCCGAGACATAAGTAACCTGTTCTTTCTTAACCTCTCGGGAAAAATCTGTTCTTAATGGGTCTCTTCGATTACCTCGTTCTGCTACTATGAAATTTTCTGTAAGCCATTTCCTTCCATACCTGCCCAAATCATCATAACCAAAGCACCTACTAATCATACTGTCAATAGATGCCGTATACCCACACGCAAAGCAATGTACAGTACCTGCAGGTGTATTCCCTCTATCTTGAGTGGTTATACCACAAGAAGGTTTAGACTCTTGTCCGTGATTATGTACAGGGCACGTGAACTGAATATTCGAACCTGAACTTGAAGGTTTTATACCTCTGAGCAAATCCTTACCTGCTTCTAAGAGTGATGTCCTTAATCTCCACATCACTTCCAAAGGTGCGTCCATAATTTCTTGTTCACCTACTCTAAACACCTTATACTCCCTTAGGCACGTTCAAGCCACATAAAAATTCTAGATACTCTTTCTTAGGCATCTGACTGCAAAGACAGTGCTCACATTGATAATCAAATGCACATCTGTCTGTGTCATAGCCAGGTTGTATGCACATACCTTGCCTCTTCTTTTCCTGCTTTTCTGGGTCTTCCTTCTTTTTAGAAAATATCCCTGATATCTTTCTTCTCGAACTCTTTCCTAACTGCATCTACTTGTTGACCTCCTGTCGCATCCTCTGTGGTAGGTATGTACTTGAAATCTCCTCGGTCTATATCCCAGAAGTAAACCAACTTAGACCCCACCTGTCCATCACGGTTTTTCTTTATGCCTAATTCAAGACCTGCACCCGTCTGCTTCATTGAGATAACCTTACTTGAATACTGACCTATGGCATCTGCTCCATATATGTCTTCAAGTTCAGGTGTACCTCCATCTTCACTCTTTTTTGCGCCTCCACGGTTAGCCTGAGCAAGCCCTATTATTGGAACACCTGCGTCTACAGTCAAATCCCATAAATCCTGCAAGATATGCTCCAGACGAGTTGTTCTATCTGAACCCCTTCTCTCGTCTCTCATAAGAAGATATCCATCTATAAGCAACAAATCAAGATGATACTCCTCTATAAATGATTTCAAATCTGATACTGTTGCACGTCCGCCCAAATCTTTTGGTGTGACTACAACAAAAGGCACATTTCCAGGTTCAAGCCCTTCCACGTACCTTTTATATGTATCAATATCTACTGACCCTTTGACTAACTGTCTATTGGATATACCAGACATAAAGGTATCAAATCTATATCCTATCTTTCTTGAAGACATTTCTCCGCTATACATACCCACTCGTTTACCTTGTTTGAATGCTTCCTTTAACCATTTCAGACCCAACCACGTCTTACCCTGGTTAGTTCTGCCTACAAGTGTCACAAGTTCCTCACCTGGCTCCCAACCATCTATGACCTGGTCGAGTTCCACCATTCCTGTAGATACGACGCCCTTAGCCTTCTTCTTAGATTTATTCAGTACTTCTTCAAGTCGAGTACGTGCTGACACAACTATATCCTCTCCGAATATAGAGCGCCTAGTCATAAGTTTCGGCAACTCACGTAATGCGTAGTCTACTGCCTCATTCGCATCATCTTTAAGGTATTCAGCTATCCTATTTAGCACAGGTGCCATATCAGAATATAACTTTTCTTCCAATATAGTTTCTACAAGATACCTGTCTGACTCCTCTACTCGGAATACTTGGAAATCCGGGAATTTAGCCACCATAGTCTGAATATCAGGTACAGTCTTATATCTATCATAATGATTTGTTATGAAATAGAATTCTTCAGAATAATCACGGAAAAATCTCTTATCCAGATTATTCTGTGTTATCAAACCTATATTCTTTTCTTGCAAAACCTTATTCAATATCTGGAGTTGTACCATTACTCCGACCTCCTGTCAACACCCTTCAACTCAATAACTGACGAGCCGTTGAATACCTTACTTCTAAGTCTTGCGTCTATTTTCTGCTCTAATTCCTCAGAATTAAGATTACCTGTATATATATTGGACTTACCCGCGAACCTTCTCTGCTCTATAAAACTTAGAATGTTCGTGTAATCATAGTTACTTATTGACGTCGACCCAATATCATCCCAGATTACCAAATCTACATTCTCGACGTTCTTTATCAATTCCTCGAAATCTGCGTCATATACTGATATTCTATCTTTCAATTTCTTGAGAAAAGTCGGTGTATGCAGAAACACGGCTCTGGGCTTAAACCCATTACCGCACCAAACCTTATTCAAAAAAGACATCAGTATCTTAACCGACCAGGTCGTCTTACCATTACCATAATTCTGAGAAAACAGGTACAGATTATCACCGTTGGCTACAAAATCCACGATGTTCTCTTTTATGACTTGCAATCGGTCGAATGCCTGCTCATCACATCTATTAGGTACTAAGGGCTTCAAGAACTTTGATAGATTAGGGACCTGTGCTGACCTCATCAGGTAATCCATCTCCATATACCTTATGCAACCTGGATAACAACTTTCGTTGTCTCCAAAATCAAGGCATACCGAGGAATAGGGACATCTATTCTTATCGAAGACATATTCATAAGCCATATTTCTTACCTCCACTACATTATACTCTAGATTTCATTCAAACGTAAACCTAGTAACTCTTATGCGACAAATCCGATTCAAACTTCTTACGTTCCTCTTCGGACATATCCTTAACTGCTTTCTGTTGTACTCCAGGTTTACCCAAATCTGGAATCTCCCAAAAACTTGCCCACCCTTTCTTAAGAGTCTCTTTAACTAAGAGTATTGCGAACTCTTCGTCCACAACTCCTTCACTATCCTTGACAAGTTTCTCGAAATCTTCGAGGTGTTGCTTAGCCCCTGCCTCTGTTATACTGCCCTTCTTTTTCTTAACGTACTGAAAGAATTGCATAAGAAGAGACTGCAACTCCCGATTGAGCGTCCAGACATTTATTATCTGTCTAATAGTAGTCATTACCATAACTCTTTTAGATATATTTCTAGGTAATAATCTACCTGATTTATTATCAGAATGTTTTATATCTGTATTTATATCTGTATCAATAGGTACACGCTCGCGTGATTTTGCAAAATCGCAGTTTGAATTTTGTGAATCTGCAAACTGCATTTTGTGAGATTGCAAAATGGTAGTTGCTTTGTCTGACAAGGCGTACCAGCAGGTTCTATCATAAGGATTATCATTATAGTTCCCCTTAATAATCAACCCTTGATTCACAAGATTTTGGAGTACTCTGACCATCTGGTCTTTCGTGATATATGGGTGGAATTTTGTCAGCCCTTCTATGGAATTGTACGTCCAATATCTGCCGTCGTGGTAATGTCTATTCTCGGATTCATTAGTTTTTACCCAAAAAGCGATATTCGAGAAAACTATGGATTCTCGCAATCCATAGTCTTGTGCTAACTCGGAATCAAATGTATGAATCATTCATTACTTCTCCTTATCTCATCTATCGCGGAATCCACGCAAGTGTGAACTCTATCCATAAGGGCTTGTCGTTGCTCCTCGATGTTGTCTTCTGGGTCTATGTCTATATCCTCACGATATTCTTCCTTAAAGTAGGCTCCGTTGATATTGACTGTCAGGGTGGACTGATAGGACATATGAGTTATCCTCATTTCTTAATCCTCCTGACAACAACTGCGTATGAAGTTTTTTCAGACATATAAGGTGCCACATCTGTACCTTGCACTTCGCCTCTGTGCATAGCGTCTTCAAGTACCGTGGTGTCTATATATCGCTTGGTTTTAATCGGGTCTTCGACTCCCATTTCTTCCAATCTGATAATAAGCCCTTCTTCATTAAGTTGTACAGATTTTCGAACCTGTATCTGAGCCTTCGCGATATCACAGACATACGTTAAGTCTTCTCGGTCTTCCAAGAACGTTCTGATTTTGGATTTCATATTATCCAACTCTGCTCCTTGTTTGTCATATATCTCTTTCTTTGCAAGATATTCTTCAAGAAGTTTCTCGAAATCTTCATTTGTTGACGGAGTAACCGCCTCGTTAAGATTTAATCTCATTTGCTACTATACCTCCATTGTTATTCTGCTATCTGACGCAATCTCTTGCGTTTGTCAAGGCAAATCTTTATACTCTAAATAACTTGTGCATTGTTAAGCCTTGAGTTACTTATCACCTAAAGATTTACGACCTGCGATTTCTTTACCTCTACGTCCCCAAGAGTGCAGAGCGTTATATTCAGCAAAGGGTTTATCACCTAAAGACTTTCTAAATCTTCTAAATTGCTCAATTGTCTCTGGTGTGGGGTCCCATAGTCTTACGCCCTTAATTGTCTTGTATATGGGTACAGGCTCTTCAAACACGGTGCCTTTGGGCCCTTCCCCCTCAAACCACCATACCCATCTTTTGATTGTCTGCACTGACACATCTAAAGATTTTGCGATGTCGTTCATAGTGAATTTTCCGTCTATCATTTCTTCCACACTAACCCCTTTACTCTTTTGCTCGGGTCGAGAATAAGATTTACTCGTTCAAATAAATCTGACCCGAGTTTAATCTTATGAGCATCCGTAGGCGGTAGTCCTGCAATAGTGAAAGCACGGGGTTTCATATTATCCTGTGTTCTACCTATCCACACTTCCGCCGCATACACGCTCTTTAGCCCTGTGAATTCTCCGAGCATTCCAACCCTGACCCAATAAGGTCTGAATGGCGGAACACAAACTACTCTTGGCTCCAACTTGCTCGGGTCAGTCTTCGCTACCTTATTACTCATATCTTTAACGTAACCTCCAAGACAATTCTTTTCTTAGTAAAACCTGTGATGTCTACTGCTATGTGGGTCAAGTACTTCAACCCACACTCATTCTGCATTTCTTTGGCTATACCTATAACCTCTCTATCCGTCTTGGTGTCGTGGCTATATGTTAAGCCCTTGATATTTTTCTTGGCTTTAACCAAGGTCGGAGATAGGTATAAATCTACGAAATCTCTCCTGTCTGCATAATACCTTGCTGTCATATTCTAATCCTCCTATATTTGATATTCTTTCAGCATTTTAGCGATTTCCTGTGAAGTGAAATTATCCAAACATAACCACCCACAATAACTACGATAAGATATGTCTTCCCATATCATTTGAAGCGTCTCTAAATCTGCGGATTCGTTTAGATATTCTTTGGCTATATTCTGAAGATGTATCAAGTCTTGACGCTTTTCCTCAGAAACAGCCGGTTTATATATCAACATTCTGAACCTCCTGTATGTATTACTACCACATTATACTCGTGATTACGCACGAATGTACATTCACGACAGTAGAAAGTCTACCAATTTTTCCTTCCTGCCTTCGGGTATTATCCCGTCTACAAGAAGGTCTGCTAATTCGCCTTTATCCGTGATAAGTTGGTGTATCCTCTCGTCTATAGTCCCTTTGGTTATCAAAGTTCCTATGTTGACCGTTCCAGTTGTTCCTATTCTGTGGGCTCTGTCTTCACACTGCTCTTTGACTCCACGATTCCAAGGCTCGTCCATAAACAGAACATTCGTAGCCGCCGTAAGGGTTAAACCTACACCCATCGCACTAATCGTGCCTATACAGACTTTGCACCCTGGGTCTTGTTGAAATCTGTTGACTTCTTGTATTCTTCGAGCAGAATCTACTTCACCTGTAATGTATGCTGGATTAAACCGTGAGAGCCTTTGGAGAATTGGTTGAGTAACAGATGTCCAATTACTAAACACAATGCACTTAGAGCCAGAAGAAACCTGTTCTTCCACTAATTCTTCAAGTCTATCAAGTTTAGCGGAACATTGGATTTCACTACTAAGAATTCCTGTCCACCCTGTGGCTTGTCTAAGGCGTATCATCTCAGCCAGAGGATTCTTAGCCACTCTAACTAAGTCTATCTTTTCTTTTATCTGTCTATATACATCATCATAGACTGCTTGTTGCTCTTTGCTCATTTCAACATAGTGAACCTTGTGTAGTTTAGGTGGCAAATCGAGAACATCTTTCTTCAGACGTCTGAGCATATTACCTGATATAATTGAATGTAATTCGTCCAGGTTTCTCCACCCATTGATATTTCCCAACCAATCTTTGGTAGTGTATCTTGACACAAATCCACTCTGGGTGTCCTTGACAAGACCCATAAATTTTAGAGGTACGTAACAATCCGTTGCCGCGTTCAATATCGGAGTACCTGTCATCGGTATGCGTCTACCGTTTTCAATACGCAATAACGCAGACCCTTGGTTGCTATTAGGATTCTTAGCCTTGTGTATCTCGTCTACCGCGATAAGTCCAATACCTCCATTGCTCGCTAATTCATTGAGTTTGTCTGCGATTATATACCTCTTAACAAGTCTACGACTGCCGTCCTTCTTAGGTTTACCCATAGGTACTCGTTTGACAAATCTAAGGGTTTCCACATTCGTGATAAGAAAGAATTGAGGGATATCTTCTAAGTGACATAAATCCCAATACCTATCTTCATTTCCGCCGACGTAAGAATCTTTAGACCGTTTCTTATAGCGAGTACCTAGTACGAAACTATCTTCATTCGTGTGCGTCTTAACTTCTTCAACCCAATTCCATTTCACGGCATTATCACAGCAGACTATCAAGGCGTGTTTTATCTTGCCCTGTGCTTTCAATGCACACGCTATATCCAAGATTTGTTTGGTTTTACCTAAGCCTTGTTCATCACCTAATAAGAAACATTCGTGATTTAACCCAAAGAAAAATCCATCAAGCTGATGTGCGAAAGGCTGAGTTTTGAACTCAAACCCTTCAGGTAACTCTCTTGTGGATTCATCTGTATAATCAGGTATACTCACAACGACTTCTTCTTGGAATGTAGAGGCCTTATCAAGAATATCTTGGAGTTTGGATTGAGGTACCTCCCAATGGTACTGCCACTCACCCTCGCTATGATAGAATCTCAGAGGTAGTGCTCTAAAGAAATCTAGCCAGCCTTGACGATTGCCCGCGATATTGCAGAAACAACTCTTCATATCGGCTATCCTTTGAGATTTCGTAATTGTAACTCTCATTCAGACGCCTTCTCCTTAAACATTCGAGTAATTTCCATAACATCTGGAGATACTCTGTCCGCTTTTTTTAGAGGCAAACCGTCAATTCGAGTGATATGGTCATATGCAAAGGGCTGACCTTCTTTTTTCTTGACTATCGTGAGACTATGAACGGCTACAAGTAGTCTGTGTGAATCCGAATGAGCCAGAAGAATTGCCCAACACGACTTCTTATCAAAGTTAACAAGTTGGTACTTCTGACCCTTGAACACCAATTGGTTTGAATGCATAATTAGCCTGAATTCTATCTCCTCCGGATTTGTGAGTTTATCGCCTAATGCGAACACGGTTCTGAACATATTTAATGCCCTCCTGTATGTATTACTACCACATTATACTCTGATTCTTTAGATGGTGTTAAGTCATCATAAAACAACGCCCATTTCTGAGCGTTGCGAGATTTAGGTGATGCCTGGCATTTCCTATGGCATAAAGTAATTACGCATTAGGGTTAATTGAAGCCTTAGACGTCCGGACGTCCGTTAGTCTTCTTTAGGACTGTCACTTGTTTTATCTCAGTAACTGTGTCTACTGCATCTATCAAGTTAGGTTTATCTTGCTTCTCTTTTATCTTGGAATCTGCCTTATCTAAGACTTCACCCAAGCCTGAACCGTCAATAGCCTTCTCGATATCTTCAGGTTTCTTCTTAGTTATCTTAGCCACAATACCTGATATGACTTTTTTGAGACCTTTATCCCAGACGTAGTTGTAAGTCAGTTGCTCAGCGGCTACAAGTCCTACCCATTTTTCATAAGAGCAATTCTTAATACCGCCCGGTAGTATCAATGCGTAGTAGATAAAGAATACCGCTGTGCATATGACAATAGATATCAGTATGTAAATCCAGGACATCACATTTGATGGTTTAGCCTTGGCTTTTATAGGCCATTTTATCAATTCAGTTATAATCAGAGCGATAACTGCCATAATCACCAATTCTAAAGGCTGCTTCAAGACAAGTATGAATTCTGTCTCGCCCATATACCTTATACCTCCTTTCCGTTACTCACGGGTATTTCTGAATAATCAGATTCTGTTGCGAGTAGGCACCTGATAAACTTTCGGGAGTTCTAAAGGAACTTCTTCAGATATCTCAGCCTGCTCTTGCTCGCCATCTTCGGGTTTAGTAACCTGAGTTTCTTCGAGTTCGGATAATCTTTTCTCAATAGCCTCTTTCTGGGCTTTTAAAGAATTGATTTCTTCACGTCTTTGAAATTCGTCTTTGGTTACTACCTCATCTGGGTCGTGGTGGTATATTTCAACCAATCCGTTCTCAGTCAAGTAAGCACGCATACTATCACCTCCTTCTAGATTATTTATCACAATGGTATAACGGTATCTACCACTGATATGTTACTTTGTAGCCTTCTGTTACTTGCAACAACACCTGCTGCCATAGATACACTAGAACTAGCTGACGCCCCCGTATACGTAGAATAGGTGCCTCCTATCTCTATAGATGTATCTGTTCCTATAGAATACACCCTAGATATAGTGAAAAGCCTGTTATCTTGTGTGTCTGTAAGTCCTCCTGTCGCAGATACACCTGCACTATATGAGTTAATGAGGTTGTGGAGTGTAACCCTGGTGAATCTTGTAGGGCTGTCATTTATAATCCGCAGACTTGCTGAAAGAGTTATAGTCGAACCTGAACTTGTGAGTAGGATATCGTGTATATATTTCTGACTGCCTCCTCCTGAGGATTCTGAATAATATCCAATTATAGTTACCTCCAAAAGATAAGCCGACGCGAGTTGAAGTTGACCCTTAGCGTCATAGAAGCAGAAGTAGCCGTTATTGAATAATTGCACATTCAATACAGGTTGTTTATTAGTCTCGCTCACAGGTGTCATATTTGATTGTGCTAGAGTTAGAGATGTCCTAACTTCACTACTAGAACTATCCCAACCTACCATCACTCCGCCGTACAAGTCACCTAGAAGCGTCTTTACTCGTAATTCCAGCATAAAGCATTTCTCGAATGCATCTATATCTTCTACTTCTACCTGCACAAAATTACCATTCATCGATAGCGTCTTACCATTATAGGTTTTCTTGACTGTTTTTATGGACCCTGCCGCATCTATACCATCAATTCCATTCTTAGCCCTTACATTAAAGGTATCTACTGAATTATCTGTTTTCAATACCCTTACAGGTGTCACGGTGTAACCCTCAGACTGTGAAGGGGGTTGACTAGATATTGAAGATATTCCAATCCCGTCTGTGCCGTCAGTCCCATCTCTACCTGGATTTCCTCTAAGGGCGGGTACATTGAACGAGAACGACAACCTCGTACCTGTATCTGTCTGTTGCGGTGTAATCTGTATAGAAGATATAGGTGTTTGCCCAGGTTCAAATACCGTAGTGCTGACGTTGACATCACCTATCGTAATCTCAGGTATAGGTAGTACAAAATACCATTTCATATGATACGTGTGAATTCCTTCACCGTGGTCTTCTTCCGTCATATACAGAAGAATATTGCCAGGATAATTGATAGTCTTGACACCGTCCGGGGTATTTATGGATACACTTCCGTCAGGTTGTACAAAATATGTTTCAGTACTATCAACCTCGATATCTGCCGCCCCTAGGTGGTTATAGAGGTATTGCAGATTTTCAAGAACCTTGTTATAGGCTGACGCATACACACCCTCTATAGACGTATATCTATCGGGATTTATATTGCCCAATTCCACCCAAGGTGGATTAAGATTCCAAGCCATTAGTTATATTCCTCCCATTTGTAGTTATAATTCCTTATACTGACTATAAGGCTTATTCGTTATTGTAGGGTTATGTACTCATACAGGTTATAATTTGAGTATAGGTAGATTTGCATTTCTTTCTTGCAGATATAACGATATACAAATCATTATCTACTCTATTCCCGAATTTATCATATATTCTGCAGAAATCGCCTATCTTTATAAACCTGTCAATCACCTTAAACTCAAATTCACATATTCTTCTACCGTGCCTAAAATTAGATATTATCTTCGTGGTATTATAATCTATGATTGATTGGTCTCCACCTATCACGTGACGGGTAGCATCAATATCCATAAAAATACTATCTTGGTACTGATAAGGATAGTCAGGTGATAAGCCTTTCTCAAACGGAACTTCTTCTTGATTTAATCTGGTTGAGAACACAGATAATGTGTGCGAGGTACTAACATATCGAGTAGCCCAGGACTCTTTATCGTAATCTACGAGTGTTCCTTTATTATAGTATTGTCGTGTCTCCACTCTTATGATATAATCTATCTTAACTGAATAAGGGTCCCAATTAGAGCCTGGGTTATTCCAGTCTACTACATTGCCTGATTTATCTACCTTATTGTAACCAAAAAATTCATCACTCGGTCCGAATTCTTGCTCACTCGTCTTGCCGAAACTACCTGGCAGTCGATTGACAAATCGGGTATTGTCCCACATCATCTTTATAGTATCTGATAAGTCATTATATCCGATATTAGCCCTAGGTATATCTACTGCATTGCTTGTGGTATTACCTGAAGACCAATCAAAAGTCAGTATCGCAGGACCCCGAGGTTTAAGACTAGAATCCCATATAGGCATAACAGGCGTCCTCCAATTCGCGTTTCCCCCGGATGCAGGGGCGTATGACCAACTACCATCATTATTTCCAGATGCGAACACGGCTCCCATCGCAGGTGAACCTGATGCGGCATTTGAACTAGATTGTTTCGGTGATTGTGCCTTATATTTATTGTATACGGAATTTCCTGATTGCCTGTAGAGTTTCGCTTTATGTGATACCTCCGCCCTCACAGTTACGAAGTCAATAAGCGTCTTAAATGATATAATCTTACTACCTACCTGATAATAATTCTCACCTCTTCCTACGTATAAGATGTAATCAAATATAGTCTGCCTTGGTGTGCCCCACCCTCCTGCTATTCTAGGGGAACTCTCTGGACTAGAAGGTATATCCTCTACTTGACCTATCAAATCCTGCTCTACCCATTTCTGCCAAAGGGCTTTACCAGATACCTGAGTAATCTTGTTCTTATAAGTCTTATCCAATGTCAGGTATGTGTATTTTTCCGGGGTTATATCAAATATTGTTGACATTCTATCCTCCTATTGTGCCCAGGCTGTCTTAATACAAACCAACCCTTGGGTATTAGTGTATATTCTACACATCGTCACGATGCACATCGCTTCAAGTAGATTATAGGCATTATCAAATGCTCCTGCACTATTTGGGAATGTGTATAGCCTCAACTCTTGCTCCGTCTGAGATACAAAATTGGC